GGCTGTAACCGATTTGCCCACGCTCAACAGCCAATAACTGTGCAGGAGTCGCCATGCTACATCAGCTCCAAAGGCTCGCAAATGTCCTCCGGTCCATCGCCGTCGTATCCTTGGCCGTCGTTCCAGCTGAGGGCCTTCTTGAGCCTCTCAAGCTCCTCATCTGTGAGCTCTACAGTCTGCTCTTCGTCATTCATAATTAGACCCCTTTTTTGCAAAGATTAAATATTACTCCCATTTTGATTTAGGATTGGGTGATCTGAGTCCAACAGGATTCAGAACCAAATACGCCAGGCTCGTAGATATTGGAGTCCATAGTAGACTCATAGATATTACCGCGCCTTGTTACTCGGTCACCCTGGTTGTAAATATGTCCATTCTCCCACTCAGGAGCAGTCTCGCCAGAAGAGGAAGGAAGCACCTTGACCCAATTCTGTGGACTATCGATCGGCGATTCGGTAGGAGTAGAGGTACGAGTCTCAAGAGCCCTATACAAAGTGCCATTATAAAGAACTCGCGTCCCTACAGGATATACAACGGAATTGCCACTCCACTCAGGATATAGGGCAGGTACCTTCAGAGCCTCATCATCAGACAATGCCTCTGCCTGCATCATAGCAAGCGTGATAGCAGCGTCCTGAGGAGTACCAGCGTCAGGAACAATATCCCAAACCTGGGTGATGGAGCTACCGTTGTCTCGGAATCGAGACTCAGTATGGTATCCGGTCGGAACATTCATAGGTGGATCGACCTCCATAACAGGACGACCAGTAGACGAATCCGGAGTAAGGATTACCATGTTGTTTACAAGATTACCATAAAACATTTTTCACCTTCTTATTTATATTATTTCCAAGTGCCAATGACCATTCCTTGAAACCACATATTTGACAAATTCTCCATCGTATTTAATCGGCAAACCGTAGAAGTAGCTGTATTCATGCACATATCTGCTATAGTTAATCCGTAATAGCCGATTTCTCTTGAGTTTACTTGTGATGCTAAATTACATATTATACGTTTATATGGTATTGCGTATGTTATTTTTTTATACGAACAACCAGTTGTAGAATTCGTTCCATCTCGTTTATTTACAGCAAACCATATATAGGTTATCAGTAATCCGTCAGAATATTGATGCTGTTCAAAAAAATCTTTTTTAACAACGTTGATAAGCATTCTTTGATTAACGCCATTCAACGTCACATTGTCCGCTAAGAGGTTGATAGTACCTCTAGATATTGCCCCTGAGGAATCAAAACCGTCCGTAGATAAAGTTAGCTCGCCTTGATTATCAGATGACGTTTCCCCGTAAATACGAGCAACGGAGTTAAGATTACCATTAATCGTTTCGGCAAAATGCTCGAATGAAGGAGTGCCAGAGGAACCGATTTTAACCCCTGGAGATATTGGGGCACTGGACATAATTCCTATCGATTGCCCTTTATTAGAAACTTCGATTGGTATAGAGCCGGAGCCAATAGACCTTGCAATACTTACCGATCCGCCCTGGGTATCAGATATAATACAAACGATACTGTATACACTAGACAACGCTGCTGGAAAATGAACATTAACAGTCCCAGTTGACCCAGAAGTTATTCCTGATGGAGTGACAGCTGTTCCGACAGTAGAATCGTCTTGATAATACTTAATATCTATAGTGTTAAGAACGTTATCAGGATAAACAGACGTATCTACATTCCAAGTAAAACTAGCATAGCAATATACGCCATCTGGATTATTAGTGGTTGAGCTTGCGGAAGCAGTTCGTAAAGCTAAAGCATTACTGAATGAGGGAGGAATATACAGAATTTTCCATACTGCATAAAGCGTATAATTTTCGTCTTTAGTACCGTCATAAGACTTCCCAGCTTCATATTCTGCTGAAGTACTACTACTACTTGTACTCCAACCTAAAAATTTATAATTTTTGCGTGTAGGAATTTTTGAAGGAATTGTCAGACTCTCATATTCCCATTTTACAGTGGATTCTGGGCCTTCGGAGCCGCCATTATCATCAAAAGTAACAGTGTGTGATGCTACAGCTGGAACGGTAATTGTGCCCGATCCAGTGGAAGTTCCGTTATGGTATCCCGATCCATTTACAATCGACCATGATAGACCCTTATTGACGTTAGAATGCCCTCTGGTAAAAGTCTTACTTATAGTCAACATGTTTTTGTCGACTGTCGCGCCAGTCGCAGAATAGAAATCGCTACGGATTGATTTGGTGGTTCCGTCGATATTCGCGTTAGCAATAACGCCAAGATTGTAACCCCATGCAATGGATCCCATACCAACAGTTAAAGTTACCTTAAAGTCTCTGCCGGAAATGGATGTTGACCAATTACCGTAAGATCGCCAATGATATACCTGTGTGCCGTATGCCATCTATTCACCACATTTCGTAATATAGCAACCGAATTCTCCCATTTTGATTTATCCAAGATAGATCAATTGTATAGCATTACCGTCTGATGATTGCTGCCATTGATATTTACCAGTTTTAATACGGTTTGCCTTTACAGTAGATGTGGTACCGTCAAGCTCCATAACGGTCTGTCCAGCATTCGTAAATTGCTCGCCGGTATTTGTGATAACGGTCTTGAAAGCTGAAGCAGACGTTCCAATAGTAAGCTTTGGACCAGACTCAAATTTCATATAATCTTCGACGTTCTTGGTAGTCTTAGATATACCATCTACCGTTTTCTGTGTCGTAGCAATACGAGCAGTCAAAGAATCTGAAACCTGCGTCAATTCGGATTTCTGAGCATAATTTATCATGTCGTCATTAGTAACATATGTTGATTCCACAGAAGTCATTATTCGGTCGGATAAACTATCAAGTTTTGTCTGTGTATCCACAGTGGTCGTATAGTTTGTCGCTAGATCGTTCTTAACCGAATCCGCCGTATCTTTTGCCGTACTCGCAGCAGCTGAAGCATTAGACGCCTCGGTTTTAGCTTCTTCCGCTTTGGCTGTAGCGTTACTAGCTGCTTCCGACGCTTCATCGGCGGAACTCTTAGCCTCAGTTGCAACTTTATTTGCATTTCCTGCTGAAGTAGAGGCGTCATTTGCGGTCTTCTGAGCAGAATCGGCAGCGTTCTTCGCTTCTTCTGCTTTAGAAGTAGCAGTTGTTGAATTGTTTATCGCTTCTTCTGCTTTAGAAGTAGCAGTTGTTGAATTGTTTATCGCTTCTTCTGCTTTAGCTGTCGCGGTTGTCGAATTGTTTATCGCTTCTTCTGCTTTAGCTGTTGCGGTTGTCGAATTGTTTATCGCTTCTTCTGCTTTAGCTGTTGCGGTTACCGAATTGTTTATCGCTTCTTCTGCTTTAGAAGTAGCAGTGGTTGATTCCGTTATCGCTTTTTCCGCTTTACTCGCAGCACTATCGGCTTTTTCTACAGCTGAATTAGCAATATCAGTAACAGCATCGGCTTTCGCAGAAGCATCAGTTGCAGCATTGGTTGCAGCCTCAGCTTTGGTACTTGCCTCTTGAGCCAATTTAGCAGAATTCTTAACATTATCGCCAAGAGAAGCAACGGTATCAAGACTAGAATTAATCGATGAATTAAGAGCTTTCAAATAGGCGCTTTGCTGTCCGGTAAGAGTATCGTACGAGGCACCTAAGTCAAACGTAGTATTCTCAGGATTCATCAGATCAAGATCAATAGAATTAACCATTAGGTATTCGTCGACTTTACGGGGCTTAGAACGGATTCGTACCGCCTGACCAAGCTGAAGATGCTTGTATTTATCGCCCATGATTAGAGCGAGATCTACGGCTTTTACTGAGATAGTCAGAGCTGGGGACAGAAGAGTATTAAGAGTCTTGCACGCATAATATAACAGACCATCATAAGTCGTAATATCAGTGTTTGAGACGTAATACTCGTGATAACCGTAACGGGCGACAGCTTCTACATCATAAACCCTGTCTCCCATTTTGACGATAGTCGAGGAATAGGGTGTACCACCATCCGTGCAACCTTCAAGAGTGATCGGCTTCATCTTGACATCCGTTTGACCCTCAGGAGGATCTGGTGTATAACCAGTTGCCACAACCGCCGTATATTGACCTTCGGCCGTCGTGGTTTTAGTGAAGTCAAGCATATTGACGCCATAGTCAATAATCTGAGTATTTACATCATGAACATCAGCATAAAGATCAAGAATATTAAGATCGTCCTGGTAGCGCACAAACAGATAACCCCCAGCGGAATTCAGGATCTTATCTTCAATCTCAGAGGCAGTCGTCGGACGTTGTTCTGACGAACGATAGATATAATTGTTCTTATCAAGCATATTGCCTTGATTCACACCGACTGAGAAATGCTTGCGTGAGTCAAGACAATTAGAATTATGATGGTCAATCAGCCATTGAAAATAACCATCATAGCTTGAAGGAGCTTTAAGGGGCTGTTCTCCTTCAACCGTAGAGTACGGACGAACTCGAGTAGCAGTCAAGTAATCGAGAACGCCCGTACAAGAAACAGAATAATTTCCCTCAAAGTCTTCCTCTATTTTAGTAATCTCACCCTTGAACAGAATAAGATTGTCGAAATAGATTCGGACTTCTCCTGCTCGTTCCGCAAGTTTAGAATATAAAGAATGAGTAGGAGCAATGGTAAAATCAAAATATGATGCGGCGTTAAGTTTAGAAGAAAGTTTCGTATCGGTTATACGATCATCCGTATAAGGATCGAAAAGAAGTTGATTGTCATACAGAACCTTATAACCCATACGTTATCCTTTCTTACTTATACCAACCAGTAGCCATCATGCCAAACTTTGGGTTTGTATACTGGTGAGGTCCGTTTGCATCATATACCGAGAAACTAGGAGGCTGGGTCAACAGATTACTTTCGCTCGATGCAGGATGCACGTGAACAATACCGCCATAACCATTGGGCTCATAACGATACATAATGGTTACAAATGGCGGCTGTGAGAATGTGAATGGATATGCTGGAAACGCCCATTTCCCGCACAGATAACCATGACCGGCCCAATTATTGGATGTTTTGCTATCGAAAGTCTTAGAATCGATTCCGCATTCGCATCGTCCGGAGTTCCATTTGCGGTACCACCACTCGCCAGACTTTCCTTGCTCGATTACATAATCAGCACCAAGCTCATCGATCTTCTTAAAGTTATTAGAAAAAGCCGAAACCGGATCTACAAGATCGGAACCGGTCGTAAGATTCAGACCCAAATTTTTAGTAGTTTCTGCCATTACAGATCCTCCCAATCATAAGTCAAATATACAATAGACTCCGGAAGCTGCTTACGACCGAAGTTAAGCTGATCCCAGGTCTTTTCCGACAAGGAATCCCAGCTTTTGTCAAACAACTCGCTCCAAGATTGAGGAGCATCTGAAACGTCTCCGCCCATTCGCTGGATATCATCCCAACGTTTTCCTGCAAGGTCATTCCATGTTAACTGTTTATTTTTCAAATCAGCCCAACGTACAAACCATAGCTTATAGGAATTAATATATAGCTCGTTAATTCCATCTCTAAAAACTATATCATTAAGCCTATATGTTCCAGCCGGAACCAATTGCTCTTTACCATTCCAGGTAAACCATGTTGGCTGTGTGCACTCAACGGTTGGATGCACCGGTCTCCTACCGGATTCAAGCCTATACAACTTTCCGCCAGTAGCATTAAGACGATAACTGCAATGCTCTTTCAGCTTATACGGATTAGCGTCTACCGTAATCTTGAACCGTCCGAGAAGGCCATTTGCATAAGCTTCATGACTATACGAATCCACAGAGAAACGTCCGTGATAAGTGTAACCAGGATCCATAGTCATAGTATAATCAAACGCTCGACCATGGAGGAAATTACTAACCTCAGTCTTGACCTTCTCGAAATTCTTAACGTCAATCACCGCAAACGTAAACTCCTGTTTGCGATTCTTATAGGCGACATCCCCGGTAAGCGCCTCGGTCAAATCAATGACTCCGTTGCCACCAGGGATATCAACCGTGTAAGTCTTAGGTTCAGGAGGCTCTAGCGTGTAACCGTCCAACAGAACCATCTGGAAACGAATCGACAAGTCAACACCGTTCACAATCAGACGGTTGTTGGGTAAATCTGGGTAACTCACGCCAGACCTCCTCTCCTGGAAAGAACGCCAAGCTGCTGATTCATAGGCTTGGCGATAGACGAAGCAAGCTTCTTGCCATCAATATACATTGCTGTCTCAGAATTAGCCACAGCGTCTGCGTAGTTTCCGAGATTGTCATTAAGTTCGTTAATGGCGTTAAGGACTTGAGTGTTGGATTTCATAGTCTCGAAATTAGACTGTTCGATTGCAGATTGCATCGTGTTCATCGGACTAGTAATGCTTCCAACAAATTTGGTATCAACTTTAAAACGTTTATTACTCATAGAAGCAAGAACGTTATTAGAATCAATAACCGGAGTAAGAGTCGCAGTTGCCCCAGACATTGAATCTTGCATCTTAGCAACAGCAATATCGCCAACCGATGCTGCCGTCGATCCGACTTTCTTTCTAAGTGCGATAATGCCATTAATCAGACCTTGATCAAAGAAAAGGCCAATCTGATGAGTAAACTTTGATGGCGAATGCTCACCAGTAGCCTTCTTGGCAGCCTGAACTGCTTTTGCACCCATAGACGCAGCGGCGTTAATTGCCTTATAAGCTCCAGCATTGATGCCGTTAGCCATACCCTGAGCAAGATTCAAACCAATGTTGTAGAAACCAGAAGTATTGACAGCTGATTTACAGGCTTTCACCATATTCTTAACAGCCGTCACACATTTTGATTTTCCGTTATCAACGCCACGCTTAAGTGCAGTCGTCATGGCCTTACCAGCATTCTCGAAACTTGTACGAGACGCCGCCCCACTAGACGTAGCCTGGTTACGCATTGCCGTCATAATAGATGTGACAGCAGTAGTCACAGATCCTTTTTGATTCGCCAAACCTAATGATAAAGAGTTTGCAAATGCCGTAGTGATAGTATTAGCAGCGCTTGTAAAGACGCCAGTGGAACCTGAGATAGCATTTGCCGCAGAATTCAAAGCTGTTGTAAATGCATTGGTTATTGCAGCAGAGTTTGACATTACGGCCGTAGCTACCGTTTGTAAACTACTACCAATTCCTTCAGCGGTTCCGCTTAACGATTCAGGAATTTTGTTAAGAGCTGTAGCAAAATTCTTAACTTTTGTTGCAACTCCGCTAAGATCTGTTGCGCCTAAAGTCGTAACGGCACCGGCCATAGTCTTCATGCCACTAGCAGCAGAAGATAACGTACTCGCTCCAGTCTGTGACGTGGAAAACGCATTGACGCCTGTCGCAAGACTTGAGAGACCGGTACCAATTCCCTCAGGAATCGTAACACCAGACCAAGCCTTTACTGCTCCAGCAAGACTCTTAAGAGGCTCAACAATCTCGCTGATTCCTCCACCAGCAAAACCACTGAAAGTGAAGGCGTTGACGCCATTGGCCAAACGCTGAAGCATTCCTTGAATGTCTTCCGGAACCTCAACGCCGGACCACTTCTTGACAGACGAAGCCAAAGTACCAAGTGGTTCAGCTATGGAAGCGATAGATCCTCCGCCCATACCGCTGAAAGTGAAGGCGTTTACACCGGTCGCAAGACTTTGCAATCCAGCCTGTAATCCATCAGGAATCGTGACGCTGGACCATTTCTTGACAGACGAAGCCAAAGTGCCAAGTGGTTCCGCTATGGAAGCGATAGATCCTCCAGCCATACCGCTGAAAGTAAAGGCGTTGACACCGGAAGCCAAACCGGACAAACTGGTACCGATATTATCGGGAACTACAACCGAACTCCATTTTGATACAGAAGTGGCTAAAGTACCAAGGGGTTCTGCTACTTCGGAAATAGCACCGGCACCCCAACCGGAAGACCAGAATCTTCCAACGCCATCCGCTAACTGACCCAATTGACCAGCCAATCCGTCTGGAACAGTCACTCCGGACCATTTCTTAACAGAATCGGCAAGAGTTCCTAACGGCTCAGCCATCTCAGAAATAGCTCCAGCACCGAAACCGGAGAAAGTGTTAAGAAGACCGCCAAGAGCAGTCTCACTCAAAGCACCCATCATGGAGGTTAATCCGCGACCAATATCATCCCAAGACATTGATCCGAACTTGATTAATGCATTAGCCAATGAATCTAATTGTTTCACAATTACGTCAATCGATATTGCTCCTAAAGCAGCCGATACACCCATAAGGCCTTCGGTTCCTGTGGCAATTACCAATTCGGCTAATGCGCCTCCCATAGCAACTAAGCCTTGTCCGATTTGATCCCAGGACATCGATCCGAATTTAACTAGTGCGTCAGCTAAAGTTCCCATTTGCGAGGCCACTAAGTCAATTCCAATAGCTCCAACCACACCGCTAAGTCCGCTCAATCCGGAGATACTTAACGCCGCTACCAATTCGGCTAATGCGCCTCCCATAGCAACTAAGCCTTGTCCGATTTGATCCCAGGACATCGATCCGAAAGTTAATAACGCATCAGCTATAGATTGCAATCCAAACGCAACCACGTCAATACTGATAGCGCCTATTAACCCGCTAAGTCCACTCAATCCAGAAATACTTAACGCTGCTACTAATTCTGCTAATGCTCCGCCCATAGCAACTAAACCAGTTGCAACTTGATCCCAAGAAAGACCGGATAAAGCGATTAACTCGTCTCCGATTGGTTTAAGCGCTAATGCTAAAATAAGCATAGCGGACGCACCGGTAATACCACCATCGATTCCTGTTGCATTGCTTAAAACCACTATTACCGCGGTCATCTCAGTAAGAGCGAATCCGATTCCAGTCAAACCTTTTCCGATTTGTTCCCATGACAGATTGCCAACCGATGACAATGCCGGTCCGATTTTGGAAAGAGCTTGAGCAAGAATCAACACTGATGCCGCCCCAGTTACAGCGCCTTTTCCGCCACTAAATTTATCAAGGATTACAGTCGCTCCAACAAGTTCCGTTAAAACAACGCCAATTCCTCCAACGCCCTTAACTATGGACTTAAAACTCATAGATCCGATTTTTTCAACAGCCTTGGCCAAAATCTTGCATGCCTCGGCTAGAGCTAGAACGGCTATTGAACTCTTTAAACTAACTTTAGTTTTGCTAATAGCCTGAGCTGCTTTACTTAAAGCAAATAAAGAAACCGATACTCCGCCAAGACCTTTTATGATTTGACCAAAAGATAAGGATCCAACAGAAGTAATAGCTTTTGATAGAGTGTTTACAGCTTTGGACACAAGGATCATTGCGGCTGAGGACTTTATAATCCCCTTGGAATCCATTCCAGAAATGGATTTTAATGACACATTGAGCTCTTTCATAAGAGCGCCGATAACGGCCACACCACCGATTGCCTGACCCGCATTCAGATTAGACAAAGTATCCAAAGAAGAAACAAGAAGGGTAACGGCTGCCGCTATCTCAAGAATTGACGTAGCTTTTACTTGGGTCTGAAACGTTCGTAGAGTATCGCCAAGGGTTCCTAAAAGATCTGTGATCGATTCTTTTATACCCTTTAATTTTTCTCCGCCATCGCCAGTAAAATTATCGATAGCGTCCTGAATCTTTTGAAATACGCCGGCAATATTACTAAAAGCCTTAACGGTTGATCCGGCGATAAGTCCGCTAAAAACATCATTTAAACTGATATTCTCTTTGAGCCATGTCAAAGCGTTTCGTAATGGCTCAATAGCAGAACTAATAAAATCTTTAAACTTGGCTACAACTGTATCGATATTACTCGTAAAGTTATCGAAGCCTCCACCAATATTATCGAGAACAGTTTTTAATCCGTTTAAACCAGTAGCCAAAGTACTACTAACAGTCTCGAAAAACTTCCCTTTATCGGCCGCTTCGTCTAGACCGGTAACAAAATCACCAACAGATGCTAAAACATCTAATATGCTTGTTACTAACCCGCCAAGACCATTAGAACCAACAAAATTCCCTATAGGACCGAGAACAGACATCAGCCCCTTTTTTATCAAATCTAACCCAGAAAAGAATCCTTTGGCGATTCGACTAATCTTATTAAGAGTCTCTTCCGTAGGCTTCATATTTTCCATAAGAGTTTTAAACCCATTGGAAATATTCACCAGTTGCTGAGCGGTTACAGGCGGAAATACTTCTCGAAAAGCTTTACTTACGGATCCAGCTACTGAGACAATATTATTAAAAGCCGTAGCGATTCCGTCGATAATGGCTTTTCGTCCACCAAGATTAGCCCAATCCTGTAGCAAAGCATTTCGAGCATCAGCTGATTTATTAATCATATCTGATAGAACAACTGAAACGTTCGTCCACATTTCTCGAGCTTCTTCAAAGTCGCCGATCATGATCTGCCAAGACTTGGTCCAGCCAGAACCTAGAGCTTCTTTCAAGGTATCAATCAACTGCGAAAAGGTCTTAACTTTGGTTGATGCATTCTGAGCATCATAGGCAAGCGATAAAGTTTCTTTAATTGCCTCTTTGGATTTTCCAGTCTGCTTAGCCAAAGCTTCTGCGCAACCATCGATAGCATCTTGCTGTTTTCCCATAGAATCGGTTGCTTTCGAATTAGCGTAAGCCTGATCGTAGGCAGACTGGACCGCATCTTTAGAAACATCGCAATAATTAGCAACCCATTCCATTGCTCCAGAAGTGGTAAACTTTTTAAGAGTTTCGGTAAGCACTTGACTGGTCAACCAACCGGTCTGTAAAGATTCACGGAACGACCCATTAGCCTTAATAGCAGCTTCAGCACCAGTTCCGAGCTCTTTAGAAGTCTCTTTAAGAGCGTCCTGAAATACCTGACCGCCCATTCCGGCGTTAACAACCGAATTCCAGTCCATTAACTTAACAGTACCAGTTGCCAATGCCTGAGAAAGCTGATACATAGCAGTGCTTGCCTGTTGAGAACTAGAACCGGAAACAGCGGCAAGATTAGCGATACCCTGAATAGCATTTACTGAAGTGTTAAGGTCTACGCCAGCAGCGGTAAACGTACCGATGTTTCGAGTCATCTCGGTAAAGTTATAAATGGTCTGGTCGGCATAATGATTCAACTCATCCAATGCCGAGTTAACCTGCTGAATGTTTGTTCCTTCCGAACGAGTGTTGGAAAGAATTGTCTGAATGGAATTCATCTGAGTTTCATACTCAGCGAAACCATCCATAATCGGCTGCAAAGTAAGTGATTTAGTTAACGTACTTCCAACACTTATTGCTTTATTGGCAATATTCTGAAGAACAGTCATGCCGATAATCCCAAGCGTTGAGAATCTATCTTTAATCGATTCAACAGCTCCAATAAGATTTGACATGTCTACATTCTTGGAAACAGATCCCAAATTCTTAAGAGATTCTGCGGAATCCTTAAAATTAAGACCTTCTTTTAACTTCTTAACGGACGAAAGGGTTGTGGCTACGCCGCTCTCAAATTGTTTATTATCGAATTGCATCTCAACAACTCGGTTATCAACACTACTCATGCTGACGTAACCTCCTTCCAAATTTCATCTACCATAGAATCAAAAATAGGTCTTATCGCAGGATTAATATAATCTCTTCCTTGGACATATCCACCGTTTCTAGTACCATGTCCGTATTGCAAAATAACGGCAATATTAACGCCTTTGTTAATATTATCATTAGTCCAATAGATTGATGTTCCGCGAATTTCATAATTCCAAGAGGATGCTGTTTTTCCAGAATCAACCGGGGTAGCACTAGAAAGAGCTTGAACTCCTTTTTGACCATACTTATTAAAAATCTGCAAATATTGTCTTTTGGACATAGCCTTCAGGAATTTCTCAGTTTTCTTAAAATCCCCTTTTTGCACTATTCGAATCATCGATGACATAAGACTATCCCTTAGAATTCATTGCTGCTCGGCGCTTAGCATTTAATTCAGCGTAACGTCTACGAACATCATCTTTTGACATTTTCTTTTGCGGAGCGTTCTTTTGCGAGCAAACATTAATAAGAGTAAGTAACCGATTAAAATGCCACTTTTCACATTCAAATGGAATACTTAGAGCCGTCATATAATAATATATGACTTCGTTTGTGATGAAAGAAGAAGATCTATTGTTTGATCGAACGTCTTTTATCACAGTCGCAGTCATCGGAGCATTTATATACTCTATGATTTTGTTATAACTGTCAACGTCAATAATTTCGTATAAACGCTCATCGACATTTTTGTTAATTGTCATACATTTTATGTATTCAATCATTTCATCGTATGGATGCTCGCCATCAATAATAAACGGCTTACAAAATTTTGATTCCCATTTGGAGATGGAAAGAAGCGAATGCTCAAGAAGTAACGTCCCACCGTTAACTGTAAAGAATTCATTAGTTTCATCATCAAAAAACTCAGAATCTGGAATCTTTATTTCGAGCATTCGCTTCACCTCTTTTAAGAAGCCGCTATAATTACTCTACAACCTTGAAAGAGTCAATAAGAGCCTTCTTATTCGGATCCTTCTCAACATCTGCAACAACAGCGTTTACAAACTTAGCATTCTCATCACCATTGCCTGAAATGAGCTCCATCATAAGATTGTTATAAGCTTCGGTCTGCTTAAATCCCTCGGAAAGTTCCTTAGACTTAATAAAACGTCGACCATCAGAAGACTTTTCGCCATAGCACATAAGGATGAAGTTGGACCAAAGATCCCAAAGCTTCTTTCCGTCCTCTTCCTTTACCACTTTCGTGATGAAGGACTCAATGCCTCCCTCGAACCCAATAACGTAACCAAGTGTCTCAGCTTTATTGAGATTGAAATAAAAATCCTCAGTACGCTCTACGCCGTTATAATCGACATACGTAATAGACTTCTTAAGCATAGTAATAACTCCTTAAAAGATTACTTCCATTTTGATTAAATTGTAGACTTCTCAGTATTCTCGGTAGACATGTCGGAAAGAGATACTGCCGAAGCTGCCCCAAGAGTAGTGATGATGGTCTGAGGATCAGGAAGAGATGCGTCAGCATCACTAGAACCATAAAGAATCTTCTCTAGAGCAGCAAGCTTCTCAGGATCGGTATAACGAGAATCAACCATGATGCTGGCAGTAGGCTTAAAACCAGCGATAGACACAGGAGTAGTCGTGCACTCCCAAGAAAGAGTCATAGCATCTGGAGAATCGTTAACCGTCTCATAAGCCTTCTCGGAAGGAGAAGCAGTACAACCATAATAGATGTGAAGTCGATAAGCAAGCTCAGAATCTACGTCATTGCCAATACGAGAACGATAGCAAAAACCGAAAGAATTACGAGTCTGCTGACCAACGTATGCGCCCTTGGCAATCTGACGAGAACCGTCACAGGCTGCAAACTCATCAGGATAGGTATAAGCCTCAATAGTAAAACCAAGAGTCTCAGCCGAACGCATAACAGCGTACTTACTGTTGTCTGCATACAAATCCGTAGGCTCTGCTCCATCAGGAGACTCTGTAACAGCCGTCAAACCGTTCCAAGCAACTCCAGCTGCGTAACCAGAAACATTCTTAGGATACAGAACGCCTCGATCGGTACCATTCTCAAAGAAACGCTTACCGTCATCATCCCAAGTAAGGGCCTTAGAAGCCATGTGTTTCCTCCTTAATAATAAAGATTAAAAATATCATGATGCAAATTATCCGACGTATAATGACGATCATATGTACACATAGGAAGTTTTGCAAGTTTATCCATTATCTGTGAACTAACATCTGGATCTTTAGCGATGACTGTTATCTGATAACGCTTCGTGAATCGATAGCCGATATTATTCGCAAAATCAGTGTCGCCACTAGATCTCTGATAGATAATACACGGATAATGAATTCGTTGAGACTCTGGCGGATCGAAGTATACATAATCAGAACCGATAATCTCGTGTAAGATTTTACTCAGTCCCTCTCGATTACTACTCATTGTAAACACCGCCAAGAGTCAAAATAAGACGGGGAGGCTGGACCTCAACAGAGGTTACTTTCCAGTTGCTCCCCATCCAAGAAGCATACCGAATGGCAAAGAAGTTCTCATTGGCATAAGCGTCCGCAACAATGCTAATCGAATTATTAACAACAACTTTATCGTTAATAAACTCAGTTCCATCAAGACGGCGAACATTACGAGTTACATCCCCGTAGTAATTACGTTCGATAATCTCTTCCGTCCAAACGTCTGGGGAAGTCTCAACACTAGAGGCAAATCCAACAGCGCCATAATACTTTGTCATTCGTCACTCCCATTTTGATTAATTCTACGAAGCCGAAGAATCGAAAGTCTCAACCGAGATAGCAGCATAAGGCTTAACAAGAGCGCCAGAACAACGAGTCTCGATCAGGTACTTCTGCTGGTTGTAGTCAATGTCGAAATCGTCGAACATGGACACAGCGCCACCCTTATCGGCACCAACATTGTAGTCCTTAAGGTTCACAACAAGACCGACCAGAGTAAGATCCTTATTGGCCGATGCAGCGACATCACCATTAGCGGTAACGCCCTTGCGGGTCTGGCCCTCCATGACCTCGACGGTCACGATGTCGGAAACGCGCAGACGGTTAGCAAGCTCCTGCTTCGTCTTATACTTAACGTCACCGATCTGATTCTCAAGGAGAAGCATATCGGTAAGAACATCCTCAGTGGTATAGAACACCGGATTACCAGAACCCTTATAATTCTTACGAGCGCGAATAATAGCCTTGATAACGGCCTCGGTCTTAGCATCCTCAGTGGTCATACCCTTAGTGTCAACCTGGGCTCGGATAGTATAGAAGGTATCATCCTGCCAAACCGGTCGAATGTTCGTCGGGAAGATGCGATCATCAGAAGAATCAGAACGACCATCGCCAATAAGAATTGCTCGAGCGATTTCCTCGTCAAGCATCAGACGCATTTCGCCCTTAAGCCATGCGACTACATCAAAATCGGTAATATCGATTACATCATCACGATCAAGCTTCTGCTTCTTGTAGATAGTCTGAGGAGTGGTAGTGCGCTTAAGAAGAGTAAAGACCTCCTCGATCTTCTTCTTGCCCTTGGTGTAACCTCGAGCCCTGGCCTCGTCAGCAGTGATGTTGGCGAACGCCGACTTGATTCGAGAGAACGGAGTATGCGAAACGCCATTCATAACGCTAGCAACCCAGTCCATATTGCGGGAAACCCACTCAGGGGTAGAGGTAACATTCTTGAAATCGGGGAACAAAGTATCGATCTGCTTAATGCCGTAATCGCCAACACCATGCTCGAGATAATCCTCATAGTTGACGTCCTCGAGACCATGCTCGATTACAGCCTCGCGAAGAGACCCGCAACGCTTTGCATCGCGAATAATCTCAGAGAAGTCTACCGAATGGGCCATGTAGTTATCATCGTCCTCAAAAGCATTATGCTTCATGTCATCATCACCTTCATCATCCAAAGAACCATCAGCGGCCATGCCAACAAGAGTGTACAGAACATTCTTCTGCTCTTCGGTCATGGAATCAATAACATCCTGAACGGTCTTGTCAGAATCACTGCCCTGGTTAACCTTAGTATTGTTCATATCTTCATCCTTCTTATCGTTTTTGTCAGTATTATCGTTTTTGTTAGGGTTATCCTTTTCATCATCTGAATGATAAAGAATCGGATTAGTGTTGAGATTGAAACAGATCTCGGCGTCTTCCGTTTCCTCATCACCATCTGAATGAACCATAACGGTATCGATGTACGCTCCTGGATTTGCCCCAGCAAGAACCAAACTTACTTCACGAATTGCTCCATGAATAACATTTGCTCCATTTTGCTTAAGCTTGTTCGCGTAAATAGAAAGCGCTCGAACATCTCCGTTCTTAACCAACTCTTTAGCGTTTAAACCAGATGGAGTATCGTTAAAACAGCCATAAGCATAAACGCCATCTTCTCGATTCTCGAGCATCGCATGACCTAATACGTTGTCCGGAGACATATGATCATGCTGCCAAACAAGAGGCACATTCTTATGGTCATTATCCTTAAATGCATCGCGCATAATGACGCGACCATCAGAGCACTTAACGTTATTACGTGTTGCATAACCTGAAAAATCGTACTTCATGCGGTTCCTCCTTTACATTTGTAGTTTTGTTTACAATACATATAAATAGAATTATCAAGCAAGTACTATATCTTTACTGATAACTTCCATTTTGATTTTCGACGTCAGATACGTCATCGGGATAATAATATTCGTTATATCCTTCATCAGATGAAGAACCGTAATCGGCATTCGGATCGATAAGATTCTTATTACGAAGCTCGTCAGCACTAGGCTCTTCAGAAGGCTTAAAGCCAAGAGCTGTGCGGAACTCATTACCCGTAAGAACCTCATTACGACTCAAGGAATCAACCATCTGAGAAATCTGTGTTACAGTCATATACTTGAAAGGATCTTGGAACGTCATAATCTGCTGATTCTGAGTTCGAGCAGTCTTTGTCAAGAATTTGCAATTCATTGCATCTCGAATTGCCTTAACTACTGGAGCGACTGTTCGTTGATAATAATTATTCATTGTAGAATCAGTAGCTGTACCATTAAGTACCGTAACGTCAAGACTCAACTGAGAATATAACTGATCGGTAAGCGACTTAATTTGCTCAGGAAGAGTATTCTCAACGGATCGATTTAATTGAGTAAACTTTTCAGTAGCATCGATGTATGCTATACCGTACTTAGAATTCTCAAGCTGATCTTCAATAGATTGCTTTCGATCCTCTGCACGTTTCTTTTGAGATTCATTTCGAATAGTGTACGGCAATTGAACAATAGCATCCAATTTTGACGAATTCGCTTTCGCATCCGAATCGTCAAGAAGTTTAAGCTTATAAACAAGACGCTTCAAAGTGGAATTCGGCTCATTCATAACTGCATAAAATGGATTTTCAATAATCGCTACGGACGACTTAGGCATGGTGATCTGCTGCTTGATTCCAGCATTATCGTTATAAACTTCTAGATCAACATGCTTAGGATGCCATCCAACAATTTTTCCTCGTCGCATAGAATTGATATCATAGGATCCAGTAACAAATGGATCCAATGTCGTATCGATTGGAACAATTGCAATACATCCTTCTTCTAGAAGAGAATAAGCAATATCAGCCATAAAAGCTGTAGCTGTCTGATCGATGTTCGCCTCTTCGTTAAGGCAATAATTTAAACCAGAATTAATCTCTTCTTTGTAACGATTATTTTCATCCACACGAACATGCATAAAAGTCGTAGCAGCTACATCAACAGCTATTCGATTATAAATAGCGTTAATGATGGTACGTTCTGATCCAATAGATATCCCGACACGATCCGGCCGATAACCATAAGAAGACCCAACAGACGTAGAATACCTATAATCAGTAGTCTCTTGATTACTAAAAGCGTTCCATGCATGTTGAAGCCTTGTCCTAAAAGATTCAGCCATAGAAATAGTCCTTAACGACGTTTGCGTTTATGATCCTTATAATAAGTTGCCGTATTCTTTACTGCTTGCGGGAAAGAATCCGTACCCTGTTTCTCAAACTCACGTAACCAAATTTCTTGTTTTTTCTTATTAACTTTGCTAGATAGACGATCAGCATTATCGAGTAATACTTGATCATCCGTTCGCAAATGATAGCCATTTCCAGCAGCAATTTTTCGCTGAGCATAATAACGAGCAGCTTCAGCTAGATTGTTCCTATATTGATCCGCAGTGCTTATTCCTGATTTGTATCTATTGATTGCTCGTTTTTGATCTCGGGAAAAGGTATTATCCGCTAATCGATCATACCTTTCGGTAAATTCTTTAACTTTTTTTCGACCAAGTTCGTCGTGATATTTCCAATTTGTATCATTAACAAAGTCTTTGAATTTATATGCTCCATAAGCGGCTAAAGCTACTCCAGCAACACCAGCGGCGATCTTCATATTACGACGACGCCTAGCTTTCCTATCCTCTTCAGACATAGAGCCCTTAGACGAACGACGATTCATCTTACCGCTAATAACTCGTTGTTTACGTACGCCCCATTTCATACCGGGGACACCGTAGTGCATTAAATAGTCTGGATATTGGTACATTTTTTGTTACCTCCCACGCTTAATTATCGACCAGTCCCTAATTGTTTTTGTCCACGAATCTTTAGATTAATTATAGACTTTCCTAGTTGAGTTAAGGGAGCGTTACGAAGAGCATAAACACTTCCGGCCAGGCTTAAAAGACCGACTCCATAAGAAACCATTCGCTTTCCTTTTTCGATTCCATTAGGATTTAGTCGCTTATAGTTTGATTCCAGTTCAAGTCGTTTATTAAGACTTTTAAGTTCGGAATTAGACAACTGCTTATAACTTTTCTTACGAAGTTTTTCAGCATCCTTGTAATCTTTCGAATATGACGAGCGACGCTTTTTTGCAGCTTTCGAAAAGTAATCATTCTTACGTGCTCTACGTACACCCCACTTCATACCAGGAACGCCGTAGTGCATTAAATAGTCTTGATATTGGTACATTTTTATTACCTCTCTATTCGAACGAATCTCGATTAAGCTTAAAAGCTACATAAGCGTCAAGCATCGCTGCTACTGAGTCAATCTTATCTTGATGGCGTTTCTTGTATAGCTTACGATTTCCATTAGTATCTTCCAAAGCAATCGCATTACCCATACAGAACTCCATCAAAGATTCATCGAATAGCAAAGCTCGATTTTCAGCAAGTTTCTTCAACTCACCAAGCGGAACCGACTCAGTCTTAACGCCTTGAATAACTTTCTCAATACCGAAAGGACCGTTCTCAGTAGCCCATCGGTTTACAAATTCTTTTGCATTATATGGGTCATAACCAAAAGAGGTAACGTCATATTCATTATCAGCAATATACTGGTCCAGATCGTTGTAAACTTCATTCATATCCAAAGCAACACAATCGAGCACCATTAATGAACCTTCTCGTAAGAATTCTTCGTACTTGATTCTTGTCGCTGGAGTAAGTTTTGCCATAGTATCTGATGAGATATAGCATCGAGTCTTAATTCCATATTTTTCTCGAGGAAGAGGAAACAAGAATGTAAACGCGCAGAAGTCATCTCCCTGGGAGAGATCTGCTCCCATGGAACATTGCATCTGCCAGAAATTACGTGGCTTATGAGGTAAAGTTTCTTCATAAGTGAAGAAATATGTGTAGCCCTCCATAGGAATACCAAAACGCTTAGCAAGAATATCGTTTCGAGTAGATGGCGCCTTCTCTGCACGCTCAACGTCAAGCTGATAAGTCTCGTAAGAGACTGTCTTACCAATGTTAGGAGCAGCCTTCATCCACATAGAAGGATCTGCCACTTCTTCGATACTGTCAAGTTTATAATACCAAATGGATACGTGTGGATTCTCATACTCACCTTTGAGTATGTCCATTAATTCCATTTTGATTGTATCGCCAGCTCCGTTACGGACCGTGCCCTCAGAAGAGATGGCAAGAATCAAGTAATCGTCATTCTTTGAAGCACCTTGCTCTAAAGCTCCGATGACGTCTTCTCTAACATCACAAGAAAGCCATTCGTCAATCGAAGAGAACTTGGGCTTAGCTCCCTGAACCTTTTCAATTGACATCGGTCGAGCTTCAATGATAGAGTTCGTTAAGAAATTCTCAATACCCTTCTTGGTAGACGAGAGTTTCTTACGATCAGCCAAACTACCAGCTGTATTAGCTAGATTACCATCGGTTAGAAACTGAAATAATGGACCTTTAGCTCGGGTGATGGCGGTTCGAATAGGACTAAGCGTCTCTTCAGTCTGCGTGATCGTTGGAGCCATAACAATCTGCTGAGTGGTAGAAGTATCAACTGTAAGATAATAAGCTTGCATACAAGCCGCATACATTGACTTGGCCGAACCACGAGAAACGATCAAATACTGCTTGTTGACAAGACGTTTCTTGATTCGCTTCTTTACATAAACCCCGCCATGGTTATCGGGACCAGGTTGATAAACGGTTCGATCTACAAAATAAAACCAACTAAGAGCATCTTCTGCCCAAAGTTTGAAAGTGTCCAATAATTTTAGATCGCTACCATCAGTAAGTGTCAGCTCATTCTCACAAAAATGCACAAAACCGTCGATGGCCTTGTCATCGTAGTACAATCCTGGATCTCGGATCATATTGTCGATTCGGTTCATCTGCATAGAGATCTCTCGACAAACGGGAATCTCTCCTCGAATTACAGCATCACGAAATTTGCCGTAATAAATCGGAGTAGCCGAATTAGAAAGACTCATGCAGAATCACCTCGATTTGTTTCACAAAAACATAAAGATTATCCAATAAATCCTTTAACTATAATCTCAAATAGTATTTTATTTATTTCTTAGTTTTTTCTCTTAACGAATATTGTCCATTGGAAACGTCATATATAACCACATATTTTTTCTGCACTTTATTCAAATACGAGTTAACTTTTTTCTCATAGTGTTGAGCGTATTTTTGTAATTGTTTAGCATTGGTTCTGGCTTGTTTGATTCTATTATATTGTTTGCCATATGCCATAGGACCTTGTAACTTAGCAGAAGCATCACGATTTTTTGCTTCCGTTTCCCAAGAATACGCTTTGTTTCGATATTTTTGTGCTTTTCTAGCCTTACGATTTAACGATTTTGTCGCGAATTTTTTACGTACGCCCCACTTCATACCTGGGACACCGTAGTGCATTAAGTAATCTGGATATTGGTACATTTTTTTGTTACCCACTCCCCCTGAATAATTCAGGAGAATATTGAAATTTATTTCCATAAACAGGTATCGTTCGGTCTACGCATAACCGGATCAGATGGAAGTAGATTCGCATTCCCGTAGTGAATTGCCTCATGAGTGTTATGCGAGCAACAAATAAGATTATCTAAATCAAATATTACCGGAGAACAATTCTCTATATCTTCTGCGGTTATTGGATTAATGTGGTGGATCAAAAGTCTATTTTGAATTTCGAAACCATCAACGGCTAAATCGCATCCGTTATCACGAAGTATGACCTGACGTCTTGTTCGTTTCCAATCATCTGAGTTATACAATGCTTGATTTAAGTATCGACTCCAACCAAAAGTATCTTCTCCAACTTTACCGTCAAGCTTTAGATACTCATAACGTTCTTTAAAAGATGGAATCTCGATAAGTTCTGAGTAAGTTCTAATACTCATCGATAATCTCACCGTCATCAATGCCGGAATAATCACGCATCGCAGCAAGAACCTTCTGATAGAATTCCTCCGAACGCTTCTGAGATTCAAGGTTAGCTGTTTTTGCTTTGAGAAGTCGATTCTCTTCCTGAAGTTTCTCATTCTCAAGCTTGGCCTTAGCCGTTCCGAGTTTTAAGTAATGAACCACAATCTGAGGAGACGCCGTGCCATCAAGAATCTTACGTTCTGCCAAATCAGTAGCTTCGGCAATTAGACGATTCTCTTGTTCTTCAGGAGTCAAGGCCGGTTTTACTTGCCTTTTACTCTTTGCCACGTAACTCACCTCATACTTTCTTAGTTAATCATAAGCTTACTCATGGAGAACCTCTAGAATTTCCAGATACTTTTAAGTACCCTCTTGAAAGGAGCCAGGGGTCACCACATCCCTGTTTAGTTATGAAAGACCAGAGGCCCTCTGTGAATAAGCTTAGAAATAATTAAGATCTTGTGGGAGTTGGTCCATTTTGATTGTTGTAATCCAAATCGAAAAGCGACTGTGATATGGGTGGTGAATCCACATCAAACATGAATGTTAAAAAATAATGGTGCCGGAAGTGGGATTCGAACCCACAAGTCAAAGCTGACGAGAGATTTTAAGTCTCCTGCGTATGCCGATTCCGCCATTCCGGCTAAAAGTTTTCAGAAAAAATCCCGCTGGGGAAAAATAAAAGAGGCCGGCGATGTGGGGAGGGGGTAGTTTCGCGAGAGACCCCTCCCTCCCCCGGTAAGACAATATAAAATGTCTTATTTTTGTGTAGAATCCGTCACTTTTTTATAAAAACCATCAGGATTCATACTAATAATCTCATCTATGGCCGCCTGGATGGCTAGGTCTTGATCATTCTTTGATAGATCATCACTAGTCTTAGCTATTCGAGCCACATAACCAGAAGTACAATAGCCTTTCGACTCATCATACTCATACCAATCATCGAACTGTGTGATAGGATCAAAAGGATTGTCAACAGTAGTAAGCATCACCATGTCATTCTCCTTTCTATCCTTGTAGTACGGTGTTGATAGTACTAGTAGACACACCAACAGCATCTGCTATCTCAGCAAGTGTGTATCCACGACTCTCAAGAACCTTGATCCTTGACTCTTGTGCTGGTGTTACACCACGCATCTCACGAGGCATAGCTAACCGCTTTAGTACATCAAGGTCTGAGTTCTGTACAATAGACTTAAGCTTATTGGTAGAGATAGCACCAGCCTGAATAGCTTCCCATTCTTTAGGCTCTATCTTAATCTGTTGCTTAGAAGCTCCAGTCTGTAAACGGGCCTCTGTTAAGCACCTACCTTTAAGCTTCTTTAGATCATCCGAATCCATGTCTGGATTGGCTGCATACACATTCTTAACCTTAGCATTAGCTATAAGCTGGGCCTTACGCTCAAGAGGTCTATTCTTCAATGCTATATTTAGCTTAGAGTTCAAAGAGTCTACTTGATCTTTATATTTTACATGAGCTTCTTTTGAATACGGAATATATTCCGTAGACCTAGATTCAGCTCTGGCTTTATTAGCAAGGGCCTTTAATTTATTGGCGTGTTCAGAATATACAGTTTCGATCATATATCCAGAAGACAACGTATTTGCGTCGGAAGTCTCGGCCATTTTTGTGGATTTGGAAATACGTTTGATTTCTTTTCCGGTCTTCTTGGAAATATAAGTTTCGCCAGTTTCGCGATATATTTTTTCGCCTCTAGAATATCGCTTCTTTTCGTCGTCAGTCATATATTTCGTATTCGTTATTTCCTTACGAACAGGAACATATGCTGTTGCGCTAGCTCTAGAAATAATCGTAGAAGCTCCACGATTCTTTCCACCTTGATATTTCTCTTTCAATTCAGCAATATTATTATCGATAGCCGATTGTTTATAATTAAGATTATGTTTCTCAGCATCAATAATAACCATGGAATGTCGAACAGCACGAGCTAACTCATCTGGTGTAGCACCTTTGATGGTCATATCAGTAATAAGATTCGAGACATTACCCATCTGTTGCTGCTTATGAAATCCAGAACCCTTTACTTCAGGCATACCAGGATATGCTTTATAGTCTCGTTGAGGGTCGAAGTCCTTTAAGCCATCCAAAGGCTTAGAAGTTTTAATTTTAGCAGTGCTTGTGGGAATAACTAGAACTGTATCACCATCGAAATCTGCTCCAGATAATCGCTCAGCCACTTTTGCATTAATTCCAATAGCATCCTGAGCATTATGAAGTGTCTTCTTAGCTTCTGGAACTTTGTTGTTTACCTTGAGACGAGGGATCTCAAACGTTCCTCCATGAGGATATCGAATTAATACAACTTCCTCGCCATCACGAAATGACGGAGCATAAACTTCATTCTCTTTCATTGAAGGAAATGGAAGAATAACCTTTGATGCTTGACGAGGAAGACCAGCTGCTTTAAGATGTACTGCTGCAGAATCGCACCCATCTGCAAATTTATCAAGAAGTTGCTGTCGAATAACAGGATTCTCGAGTTTCATAATACTATCAAACTCGTCCTGCTTAAGATCATAAGCAAGTTTTAGTTGCTTCTTAGCTAGCATAGGACTTTGTTTTGATAACATCTGCGAAGATAAGCTCTTTCGCCAGGTATTCCAATCGCCTTCCTCGTTCACAATATTAAGTGCCGACTGTTGACGCTTTCCATTCTTGTCAGTATAATATCGCTGAGCGAGAATAAGCTCTCGTTCACCTTTAATGGTTGCTCCGAAAGGATTATCCTGATCTTTCTTCATTGGCTTGAGGACCGAATTATCCTTTTCTCCAAGCATTGGGGTACCTTTTGCCTTATTGGTATTGAATATAATGTCAACACCATCTGGCATATCATCACGATACATCGCCATGCCCTTTAAATAATGGGTACCATCTACAGCGATTCGAACCTGAGCATACTTAGCTTTGCCTAGAGAAATATCATCGACACCTCTACGAAGTTCGATAACACCGTCTTTGTCTTTTCCTCCTTCTTCTGCATAATTAATTTTTATGCGCTTTGAGGAAATACTGACAGGCTTTCCAATCTTATCAATCGTTCGACCTTTATCTTCAGAATGGAATCCAGGGAACTCAATATCAGCTTTATGGTTCCAAACTTCAGAATATGTAGTATCAGGAGGAGCTAAAACTTTGATGGAGGTTTTATGACCCGTTCCAAGTTGCTCTGTCTGAATATAATGAACAGTGTAACCTTCATCCTTCAGCATCTTAACGGCATTATCGAGAGCAGTACGAGAAATACCCATTTGATTCTCTACACCGCCGCCAATATCAATATATTTCTTATCATCCACAGCACTCTTTAAAGCTTTTGCTGTGTTTTTAGAAATACTTGATCGCTCGGCAATATCCTCATCCATCCAGCTTCGAACAGTAGATTCGTTAACGCCCATTCGTTTACCAATAGCGGTGTTAGAATATCCCTTGTCCTTTAACCTAAGAGCCTCAGCACGATTCGCTGCTCGAACTTCATTCTTTGCATTAGAATATGCCGATTTATACTCTCTAGTACTCATGCCGAATGACTCAGCAATTTCTTTATCAGACATTCCTTGTTTTTTTAGCTGTTTGGCCATTCCGTAAAGACCAGTGGATGATTGATAGGGATTCTCTCCACTACCCCAAGGATATCGACCAGAATGTCGAGGAGTACCATAATGCATTAATTCGTCATCGTTCATTATTCCTCCTCTTGCTTGAGTTCTTCAATTCGCTGATCGAACAAAATAATCTTATCTTCTATGTGGAAAATATCATCAGGATCTGGATTATGAACTAAAACCTCGTTTGATTGATAGATTCGCAACTCCATCTGAATATCGTTTGGCTTTACGTCGTACTCAAGACAGAACAGAGCTGCATATATCTCTAGCTGAACCATAGAGACTTTAGATCGACCGGTTTTCAAATCATGAATCCTTAAAAGATCCTTCTTGAAAGAAAGAGCATCAGCTGTTCCAAAAGCATTATTAGAATACTTAAGAACCAACTCGGGAGTCATCTTATAACCGATAGCATCGTTAACGTACATGTTAATAGTTTGCTTATTATCTGGAAGTCGAACTCCCAACTTAATAGCCTCGCAAGCAAACTCATGAAGTTTTGTTCCTCGAGCTGCAGCCAGTAAATTAGAATATACTCGAATCAACTTGCCTTCATCATAGTTAACCCAAGCGTGCTGACTTGCGCTAAGAAAAGCATGTTTACCTTCAAGATCGTAATGCTTGTTGAAGTTCATTCAAAATATCCTCTCTATTCTCAGGGTATATGAATGCCGCATAAGACATCTTGTCTAGAAGGTTAACATAATATTCCTGATTAGGTCTATGCGATGCTTTTTCTGTTCGTTTACATTCAAGCATAGCCCATCTGTCGTTAAACAAAATAAGAAGATCTGGAATCCCTTGAATATAATTCGCATCGTTCTTTAAAACCATGCACCCAGGAAACAGCATCTTCAAATCTTTTATGAGTTGTGCTTGAAAGGAATTTTCTTTTGGCATAAAAAACCTTTCAGAAAAATAGAAGGAGCAGATTTAGCCCCTAGGCGTATTCCACTCCTTCTATTATAGCATGTTATTTTTACGCGAGCCTCATACTCCAAGAAATTTCTTTTCGTTAAACGTTTTCTTATTCATCAACGTCTTGAATATTGCCGAGTCGATACTAGATCTTGATCGAAGACGATAGTAGTACAAATCGAAATATGGAGTATTCATTCGATCGATTCGACCAGAAGCTTGTTCCATGATTTTATAAGAATAATTCAACGAATAGAAAATAACAACATTGGTCTTTATACAATTCCATCCTTCTGCTCCGGCTGTATATTGAACCAAATATACCCAACGGTCTCCTTCTGGAATCGATTGGTGATTATGCCCATTCCATTCACCCCAAGAAATATGATTCTCAAAGCACATAGTTCGAAGCATGTCTAACTCGTAATCAAAGTTGTAAAAAATAATAGCTTTTGGATTCTTCGCTAACAAAGATATTACTTGTTCAATTCTAGCTGAATCGGAATTCACAACTTTGCGCATAGAATAACAAACTTCGCTTATATCTTTTATTGGGCGATCTTCGAACGGATTCCATCGATCTTTACTTATGATAGAATATAAATTTTCATCATAAGGAACAAATACATCAATCATATGTCTAACCGTATGCTTCTTAAAAGGCATCTCAACAGTTATAGAATCTCTATGCTTTTCAAGCCTTCGACAATCTACATACCTATCGATCTTAGGATACTTCGTAAAACGATTAAAGACTGCGTGCTGACGAAGAAAATCCGTTCGATTCTTATAAAAGCCATTTGCCACAAATACTGGAATATAATCAGACCATGTGTCGCCAGGAGTGGCAGAAAGTAAAATCCAACGATTATTCTTAGCGATTTTAAGAAAAGCTTTTACCCAAGTACCACTACCAACCACTCTTTGTTCGTCGAATATAAAGAAAGAATCTTTTACATCTTGATACTTTTTTACATTATTCCAACTATCAACGACAAACTTGATAGAATATGGAGAATCTTTCTTACCTATCAAAAAAGGTAAACATTCATCTTCCCACTCTAAAGTATCTCGTTTGCGAGCGGTGGTTATAATATACAGATCTTTTGGCTTTGTCATCGACGATAACTCACCATCAGAAGATATATTACCGCCACACTCTTTGCAAAAATAATAGGCTATAGCAGTTCTGGACTTACCGGACCCGACCCCACCACAAAGGATGGAGCCAGGCCTCAGTTCATTTATCGCTTTTCTTTGATGAGGATATAGATTAATCCTCATTGCTGTCGTAAAGATCAGAATACTTATCGGCGAACTCATCCTCATCGAGAGTTACATACATAGCCTTGACATATGCCTTTACGCCATGCTTTCCGTTAACCTCCCAATTGTAAGGACGAATAATAAGATCAACGTTAGCAATATCAGCCCAATCGAGAATATCAATAGTCTCAGAGGTGAGTCGAGTCTTGTTGCGAGACGTGACAGTATAGATGTTAGGAGGAATAACATCGAAGCTCACAGACACCTGCAAATATGCAAACGGAGTATCCTGAGGATCACGAGGCTCACGCCACTTAACTGCCCAACCATCACGCTCAAGCTCATGAGCAAGGTCATCATCAAGCTGAACACAGAAATTACGCTTACCCTGTGCATTATACTGAGAAGGCTTTCCAGAAAAGTTACGCCACATAATATGTGCGTTCTCGATTGAGATATTATTAGTGACTCGATTCTGATTGTTCATAGTAAAAACTTCCTTTCAAAATTATTTCAACAAAACCATTACACTCTTGATGGTAAGTAAAGCGATGAACACAGCGGTGCCATACTGTACAAGCCAATCAATACCCAAGCAAACGAAAATCAAATAAGTGCCGAAGACACAAATCAACCAGCAAATGGCGAGCATGATTATCAACGCAAATAAAAGGGAAGCAATAGACGTGTTTTTGTCATCCATAAAAATATCCTTTTCTAATTAAGCAATCCGCAAGTAGCATTCTCCGAACAATTAATACATTGATTCAAGTCAGGATCTTGAAGCTCTGGCTTGGTACACCAAGGCGGAATGATCTCCTTCGGATCTTCCAAAGAAACAAACCATTCGAAATCTCCATACTTGGAAATATCATTAATTGCTTCATCAACCAAAGCATTATAATAACCAAGATCAATATCATCTTGTTTACTCATAAGCTCTACAGTCTCAGACTCCAACCAACGATATCCGGTAGTACCGGTTACGGCATAATACTTTCCGTCTTTCTCCCTAACGAGAAGACCTCCGCCACAGTCTTTCTTAATCGGACAGAATGATCCCACACGACCAACGAAGATATAAGAGTGTCCATTAGAAATAATCTTCTTCAATTCATCATCAGAAATATCCGCAAATTCCGGATTAAGACGCTTAAGTCTCTTCTTTTGCGTTGGGTCATTCAAATCAAGTTTTGCGTTAAATGTTCGATCAATCAGCTCGCCTTCTTCTTTCGTTACATCTTGAAGATTCTCATTCATATCCAAATATAACGCAGAACTAACAGACTTCGTCTCACAAGTATCCTTGAAATCGATCGGTTCCTTAGAGAACAATGTCTTAAATACATATGGCTGAGCGAACTGTGCTCCTGTGGCGGTCCACTCGCCAGCATGATCGCCCCACTTCGAATGCGCAATATAAACGGAGTTATTAACAATACACATACGATCATAGGTAGCTTCATGCTCGAAATTATAGCCATATTTCTTGCCATAATCGACAACGAACTGAATCATCTCAGGAGTAGCATTAGCAAGTTTGATACTATCAGTCTTAATATGAACAACTGGCCAACCACGATCAAGACATTCATGCTTAAGATTAATCATAAACAGTGCGCCGCGTTTAGCGACAATGTTATCGACATTCCTAGGATCCTTAAAAGGATTCTCAAATTTGGCAGAAGTCAATCCATAAACCGAATTAATGACAGTCTTCAATGCTGCAGCAAGATCCTTGTTGGTATATGATGCAGTTCCAGACTCAAGCTCTTCAATAAACGGAGCGAGCTTTCCATCCAGAACAGTTTTGGCCAACTCATAGTCCTTGTGCTTCACATCAATACGTGCTTGCTTAATATCACTGAATCTCTGAGTATATGGACCAAACAAATTCAACGCTTCAATTGAACTCGGATGCATGGAAGCAATATCAAGCAATGCGACATCTGTATACATTCCAGGTTCAGCGTAAACGTATCCTCCCTCGCCGACTAGTTCGTCACGATAATAACTCTTACCATGATCGAAAGTATATCCAGGGAACATCTCAGACAAATCGGTATATACGAATTTACCCTGTGGATGACGATCGTTCCCGAAGATAATCCTAGTGGAATGCTGATTGGTTGTGTCATTCACGCTAAGTCCAGAGATCTTAGACAGAATTTGTCGAGCCGCCCAGTCACCACTCAGATGATTAAACACAGCCTCTGTGGAAATAACATCGTTGTCGCAATACTCGGCAACCTGAACCCATTTGCTTTCTGGAACCGGCTGATCCCAAGGAAGACCCAACTCTTGGTGATGAATTCCAAGTTTGATTTCCCACTTCTTAAGACTCATCTTGTTAGCTGCAGAAGCGAAATCATACACATCTGTATACGAAATATTGTAAGCCTCTCCGAAGAAGGCGTTACGACTACCGTTAACAATCTTCTGACTCAAATTATAGAGTTCGAGATTGCTGTAACCAAGATATCGAGCATACAGAATATGATTATCATACCTACGACAATTGAAGCCAACCAACTTCATCTTAATAAGTTGCTCAACCTCAGAAGGAGTAGGATTAATCATACGGACACATGCTGTATCATCTCCGGCATACTTCCAATTAATCAAGAACAGATTAGGAAATACCTCAACGTCGAAAAATACGATTCGCTGATCGTCATAATCAATTGACGGATCATTCTCATAATTCTCAGACTTAAAATGCATCTTGGATACTAGTCGAACACAATAATCAGCTTGGTGTGAGCTATTGTTGGCAAACGCGAGAACCTTCGGACGCATGTCAGTAAGATCATACTTAAGATCGCTCTTGTATGCATCTTCAAGAATCTTATAAATAAAATCAATACTCGGTTTGGTTCCAGGATGAATTTCCTTATTAAGATTCCTTATTACTTGCTCTCGAAGTGATCTCTCGCTTTTCACAGCTTTAAAGTTAATCACTTTCTCTCCTTTCAAGGGAAGCCCACTGGAAATATGGGCAATAGGAAGATCGTTGCATTTACTTAAACGTCTACGCAACGAACTGTTCCCAGTGAAGACTTTGATCTCAATCCCCTCAGAATATACTCGACTGAGCTTCTTAGGATCTCCGTCATAAATATAATGCAGATGAACTCCAGCACCCCCTTTGCTGAACTCTGCATAAGTCGGAGGCCACTTTGCAGCAGCTTCCAAATTTAAATCTTGGTCTTTATCACCATCCGAATTCTTCAAATCGAAATCAATAACGATATGATTCTCCGGAACCTTAACATAATGTAACTGGTGAGTGTCAATATCGTTAAGAGTTGTTGAGACCTCAGACCACTTTTTAAGGGGCGTTTCATTAGAAGAAGCATATTGAGCCGGACAATCCTTACATACGCCATCAAACAGGCTCTCAGAGGCTTCTAGGACCATTCTAATAGGACCTGATGTCTCTATCTCTTCTTCTCCAGCGCCATCATCAAGCTTCTTGATAAGTTCAAATTTATCTGTCAAGAATCCAGAATATACATTCCATACTTGCTTGTCATCAACGCGACCCCTTTCAGAGTAGTTCTCAAAATAATTTTTGAGCTCTTCCCTGAATTTGTATTTAGGCATCTTGTATTCGACATTTGCTTCTTGACAATACTCTTTGTAAATATCATAGGCTTGCTTCAATGTCACGCATGGTTGCTGACTGAATACCAAATATGAATCCTCAACAAAGTTAAAGAACACATCGGTCTTGAACATCATACTAACTGGACGATATGCATCATAATAATGCTTACCAAGATTCTCGAACACATCTCGACAATGATACGCGATCGCACCAAGCTCGAATCGAATCTGACTCATCAATTCGAAATATCGGTTAATCGGAACTTTATTGCCGCTAGGAGAAATATCAATGAGCCTTCGAATGATACCAGACTTTGCATCGGTAATCTTTACCGGTTTGTTTGTTCCCATAAATAAGAACGCATTGACTTTAGAAGAATAGCTAGATTTATACTTCTCATTCATCAACATGTTCTCATGAGAAACGATCGAATTCAGCAGAGTGTTGTCTTCAATCTTGCTAAGATCTCCATCGTGCTGAACTCCTACCAACGGATTCGACTTAAACGCTTCAGTGGCAAACATATTCCTAGACGATCCAAGAGCCTTTGCATCGAAGTTGACACAATATCCTTCGAACAGCTCCTCGATGATTCCAAGGATAGTAGACTTTCCTGCTCCGGCTTCGCCATAGAACACACAGAACTTCTGGATGCTCTTACTTGCTCCGGCAACAATCGATCCAATTGCCCATTCAATCTTCTCGCGCTCTACTGGTTCGTACAAAGTGGAAACCAATTCATCCCAAGCACTGTGGTCTCCAGCCTCTAGAGGATATGACAATCGCTTGCTAACATAATCCTCTCGCTTAACTTCTTGGTTAGAAAATGTCAAGTTCGTATCTAGAGGATGATACATATCCGGAAGGCTCTTAACCCATTGGGTATAATTTTTCCAACTTCCAGATTTATAAGAACTCATATAGTCTACAAAAATATCAGTCTCAAACTTGTCCTTGACTTTCTCGTAATGTCGATCTAATTCGTCGTCAACAATCCTTTGAACATCCAATTCGTTCTGAGACCACAAGCCAGTGTCAGGACCCCATACAGCATAGAATGAATGGCCACGAGCCATGAAGTCTCTATATGATCCAATTTTGAAATCAGGAAATATCCTAAGTCCTTGGTTCTTGACCATCGTTTGCTTTACACGATAAAAATCCAACGGTCCCTCCTTTCAAGAGCTAAAATCCGTTAAAAATGGCTTTGTGATGTTTTTGAGATAATTTGGTGCCGGAAACCTTTTATATATATATACTTTTTTTATTACTATTTTATAGTAGTATAAGAAAAAGTATCACAAATACACCAAAATAACCCTATCTACCAGGCAAAACGTTGTGTGATGTTTTTTGTGATATGTGATAAAAAAATCTATCACAAATGGCCTTTTTTGCCCTTTTTGACCATTCTCACAAAGCCAAAAAATCATTGTGATAGTTCGTGTGATGTTTTTTATCACTCAAAAATATCACATTTTATCACAAAAATTACAGATCAATGTCCTCTTCGACCCCATATTTCTCGATAAAATAGGTGTTCATTTGCTTCCAGATCTCGATTTTTCGCTGATCTTCACACCGGCCATCAGTCAAAGGAAACAATCCACCAAAGCCATTTCGGGCGTAAGTGCGGTCGAGCATCCTAATAACAATGTCTTTAACCCTAAAATCCGAGTCGGGATACACCCAATTATCATCACTCAATCCATTCAAACCAAGGTTCTCGAGCATCTCATAAAACCACTGCAACACTCGATTTCCCTTAGTAGGATTCCACATAATGTCTTCATCGATTCGATATGCCAGAGCAATAAGCATCTCTAAAACAGAACAAGGTGATGAATCATATAACCAATCTTCAAAGTCCTCATCACCGTCATAATATAGCCTGGCAAAATCCGATCGAAGACTAAGTCCATCTTCCGCTCGATTTACGTCATTATCAATATTCCATACAAACTCCGTATTGAATAAAGCTAGCATGAGCTTAGAAAAGGTGCAGTCCGGATCGTCAGCATGAACCAGACTGCACAAATAAGCAAAATACTCTTGTCGTGCTCGAGCGGTGTCAATAAGTCCGCTCATATGAACTCCTAATCGCTAATGCTGACGTTTTCTTTTGGATAGCGATCTTTATACGATTCGTCGATTTTCATTATCTCATAATCGGTTTCTCGATCGTCATTGCGAATATAGATCACATTCGGATCCTCTTCATTCATTCCGAAAAACTCCGTAAAATATTCTCCGACAAGGTCTTTGGGATCATCTACCAAATTATCTTGATCGTCTGCAAGAATATCGTCTTCGGCATAATAAGAAAATGTCAGTTTTGTATACCATTGTTTCTGATTCAGCATTTCACTTGCTGAAATTGTTCGTGGAAAATCGGAATATCCCTCAGACACGGCTTGTTCATGCATATGCTTGTCGAACGCTAGAGCTTCGTCATACTCAGAAATATCTTCTTCCGGATTCTCTCTTTCGGCCATATGCTCATCAAAGTCTTGATCATGCACGTCGCGACTCAAAGCTTCCATATCTTCCTTGATAGCTTTGGCGGAGTCGACGGAAATACCCTTTAGAGCCTCTGAGATGCCCGTAGAAGGCTTGGTATCATTATCATCCATATCCGATGTCGAATACGAAGTATAGTCCTCAAATTCGGGCTCTGAGGCGACCTTCTTATTATACTCTTCCTCATCGAATTTATCGCTATCAATGATCTTATTCAGCTCGCTCTGAACCTTCTGAATACGACCGTTACTGTACTCGCGATACTCTCGAATAACATCATTTGCATGCTTCTCGAATTTTGCCTTCATTCCGAAATACGTAGCAATCCCGCCTACTGCCACGCCTCCGACAAAACCGAGCAAAGCACCAACCAAAGGTTTCATGGTTTGCTCCTATACTGTTAAATAAGATTGTCGATAATATCAGAACTTACCTTGATGTTCTTAATCTTATGGTAAGCGTCGAAATACCATTCATCCTTAGCCTTATTATAAGTTACCTCATAATACATGCCATCAGGATATGTGGTAGACAGAAGCCACTTCTCATTGCCAAGAATATAGCAATGCCACACCTGATAGACGTCAACATCCTCAAGATCCTTCAGAGTGATATTATAAGTGTCATCGACATTCTTGATGAAATAATCATATACGAGTTTGGCTGCAATCTGGCCGTTCTTAGAAGCTCCGGCTGCGTGAATGAAATTCATTGTTAATTCTCCTTAGGTTTGCAATAATAAAGACCGGGATAGTCGAGAATATCTAACTCTCGTATCCCAGTCCCAGGTGCATCAAAACCTAATAGATCTCAAATAAGATCGTAGATCACACCGTCAACATTGAAATCCAAGAGGATAGAACGCTCGTCACCATTGACAAAAGCACGCTTAGCATAGTCGTTACCATCGAAAATACCGAAGTCAATAAAGCCATCTCCAGCCTCCATTGCCGTATTATCCTTATTCCAAACCCAACCGACAAGCTGACCGGCCTCAGAACGCTCGAAACCGAGTGCGTCATATACCTCGTTCAAGAATACATGGCCGCGAGCCTTGAGCTTATCGTTCATCTGATTCTGAACCATCTTAAGGAAATACATGTTCTGCTCAGGAGACTTATCCCAATTCACATTCGCCTCATCGAAGAAACGAGCGTACTGAGAATATAGATGATCCGGAGCCTTCTCAACCTTCTTGGTAACCGTCTTGGTCTTACCATCCTTAGACTTCACTTTGTCCTTGACGGTCTCCTCGGTCATGCCATAATAAAACTGACGATCCTTGTCTTCCCCAAGCTCGTCCTTAACGCGGGAACGGTAATTAGTAAAGCTCTCCTCGCAAAGCTTGTAAGCGGCCATTACTGCGACGTTGCGCTTGCGGAGAATATGCTGACCTCCGAGAATAGCGGTAATCGAGAGAACGCCGAGAGAAATAGCAGGACCGTAGAGTTTAATAAGCTTTACAACAGTCTGCGTACGGTTGACGATCAGATCCTTAGAATAATCCTTATCAGTATACTCGGCATCTACCTCAATCTCACCGTCATGGACAGCATTGATAAGATTCGACTTCTTCTTAGCCTCGTCGAGAATATCCTCGACCTTAAGAGTAGCCTTACAGGCGAGAACCGTCGAACCGACTGTGCCGATAACACCAGCAGCAGTAAGGATCTCAGGGCTATACTTCTTCAGGACAAGACCGCCTCGTCCAATAGCGAACTTGGCAGTTTGAATAGCGTTTGAAAAATCCATGGTTTCTCCTTTATCGATGTCGTATAGAAAAAATAGTAGGATAATATTATCCTACTATTTCTCAGTGTTACTTAACAGGTATCGTGGCTTTAACTAGTTCTTCAAAGATCTCCGGAAAAGCATTCTTAATATCATTGAGTGCGCGTCCGTATCCATATCCATATCCGCGATAGCAACCTTTAAAGTAGATAAACAATCCTGTTATACCTAAAAAAGCTCCAATCTTGGCATACGTAAGGATCTTGTCGGTAAACTCTCTTTCATTAAGAATCTCTTCAAGAGTCTTGTTGTCCCGTTTAGCCATGGTAAGCTCCTTTCAACTAAATATTACCATGTCATTATAGGGTGTGATTTTTATGCGTTTTCGTATCCGGGAGCAGGATGAGTGCGATCCCATTCGGTATCATGAATAACGGTTTTACCAGGATACTCGATGAGATTCGTATCATCGGGACCTTCAATGGGAGTTCCGAAGACCTCTAACAGATACTTGAAATTGGAATAACAAGTTGGACAGAGAATAAAATGGTTATGAATATAGTCGCGATAGTTAACACCATTCTTGATATCGATTATATAAATATCTTTACTAGCAACTTGACGATTACAGACGTAACAGACCATGATGTATGTCGCTCCTATATAAGTTAGAATAAAATTTATTTGAGATCGTCTGGCCATTCATAATCTTTATTTGTAAGAATATCATAGATGGCTTGTACTTTTTTCTGATCATCAAAAGCATTGATTACCTCTACATCTCTGCTTCTAGCTTTTGTTCCGACAGCACAGATCTGATTGCCGTTATCACCAAGAGGAGAGAACGCTACAAGAAAACAACAACCTTTTTTATTCATCTCGTTCACCTACTCGACACCATGCTGAGAAAATAAATCCCAGAAAAAAATGTACCGATTGTATAGATAAATAAGGCAAATGGGGTGAAGCTAACCAGCATCTTTGATCTGTCCCTTCTTTTTCATTCTATAGAAAATAGCGATGACTTGATCATCAGGCATGAACCGAACTTTTTTCTTCCAGCCATCACCATTATAAGCTTCTGAAATTTTTTCTCGCATTTGATCGACATTAATACTCAATGATCCTCACCTCCATGCTCCGATATATAACAGAGCAAGAACGATCATTATCCCTACTTTTGTCACAGTTTTCACTAAAAAGCAGAATACTGATATGTAGATTATCCCGAATATCAAATAGGCGAGTGCATGTAAGATTCGTTTAAGCCTATTCACCTTTTTGTCCTTAAATCATAGAGCTTCTACTCGTGGAAGGTTGAGAATATACCCATCACGAACTCGGCTAGTGCTCGCCATACGCATATCGCTCCAACCCCAATTATTATCAGTAGGATCGCTGTCAATACCAACGAGAGAATATAGATCAGCGAGAGTAGCGCAACCATAACGATCACACAAATCACAAAGTCGATCAATTACCTGTTCCGCCTCCAAACGACTATTCAGAACGATATCATCGTTGTTAAGTTTAAGAGTTGCCGAACGTCTTTCGCGATTTGTCGGACGAGAATCTCGATTAGAGGAGTTCGAATATGACCCATAGCTCACATAAGATCGACCTCGGTCTCGAGAAATATTACGGGTATTTGGGCGACGTTCACCATATAGAGCCATGTCCAAAGAACCTTTGATCATATCACTGATGGTATCCTTAAACGCCGGAATAAGCACGTCGTAGAGAATATAATCAATAATGCTATCGGATTCTGATTCCTCTCCGATGAACGCTTCCTTGAACTTGCGTCCGATGCTCTTTTTGCGCTTAACCGCGGGCTTGCTGACAATTGGTTTAAGGTTCTTCTCCTCTTGCTCAGTCTTTAGCTGCTTACTCTTATTAGAATTTCCAGGAAAATTCGGAATCTCTGCCATTGGTTTGGTCCTTTCTAAAAGGCGAAAACGTCAGAAATATTCAATGCTTAGATGGTATTTTGGTATTTGGTATTCGCTTTCTCAATCATGATTTGGTCCTTTCAAGAGAATTAAAAAAATAATAGGAGCTAATTAGCTCCTATTATTTCGGTGTGTATTCTTTTTATTGATTTACAGTGAAAGCTTCATCTTCGATAGATTTCTTGGAAATATCGTAATCTACAAGCATTCCGATAATTCGACCGCTAAGACAAATATAGCCAGCTGCAATGCCCGTAAACACAATCGTTCCTACGATTGGTGATTTGCATTTAAGGGCTAGTTCTCCTGCCAAGCGCCCGACCGCAAATGCAGATATAGATGTATATGCCAAAGTCTCTACATATTCTTTAGTAAAAATTTTCATAATAATCTCCTTTCAAGAGAATAACACCTTCATTATAGGATGTTATTTATTCGCGAGAAAAAATAGAGACGCTAAGAAATCTTAGCGTCTCTACGTGGGTTAAATTGTCTTAGAATTTCTCAATCCACCACAGAATTTTCTCGGCATCTCCTGTTTCGGCAAGAGCTTGATTAATTTCCTTCGTTGCTTCAGTTACGGTCTTAAAACCAGTTGTATATGCGCTTGATGCAGCATCTTTTGGAGCATTCATTACACTAACAAGATCATGCGCCGCTTTCTTTCCATCAGATCCCTTAAACTTGATAATAGCGGTGTGACCGTTTGTGCAAATAGGTCCCATATAATGCCTATACAGAGCATATGCTCCGATTCCAATACCGACTCCTAAGCAAATAAATTCAGTTTTGTGCTCGTCGAAGAAATGCATAATATCCTGTTTCTTCATGAGGGTTCTCCTTTCAATAGTCTTTAACCCTTCATTATAGGATGTTATTTATTCGCGAGAAAAAATAGAGAGGACTAAATAGTCCTCTCTAAATTCTGGGTTAATGCTCTTTTACTTTTTTACCAAACAACTTGTTAAAATCAATATGCTCGTAGAAATACTTAATCGATCGAATCTGATCGTTAGCTTCTTCCATGCATTTACCGCCAATAATCGAACCAATCAAAGTAGCTCCGATCAGCATAGAATTCTTCTTAAATACTGATGCGGTAGCTGGAATGAACGCTTCGATAATCGTGGCAGCAGTCTGATAGCCAGCGATCGATCCAACGATGCCTCCTACGGCCTCGATGATTTTCCAGTTCATAATAATCTCCTTTCAAGAGAATAACACCTTCATTATAGGATGTTTTATTCTCGCGAGAGTAAATTAATTCGATCTTGCAAAGCTGAAATATTTTTATCGAAACGTACTAGGTCTTCTTCCGAATAATAGCATTCGTCTCGAGCTTTTGTCAATGTGTTTAAAGCGTCTTGGTATATATTTATTAGTGAATGTAGTTCGAAATTGGAAAGTTCAATCATGGTTGCGACTTACCTTTTAAGAGAAAAATAGAGACGCTAAGATTTCTTAGCGTCTCTAAAGACATGTGCGAATCGTTAGATCGCAGCCTTCACAGCTTCTTCTGTAACTTCAGGAACGACTTCCTTAGCGGCCTCAGCGACTTCAGAAATCTGCTTTCCATGTCCCGAACGGATTGCCCAAATCACTAGAGCAGCACCAGCAGTGCCGACTACAGCGCCAACGGCGATCTTGACCGGGACAGGAATATCAAAGTTCTTATTAGTCTTCTCCTCGACTTCCTCGTCCATCTTAACCTGAACGTTCTTCTCGTCAGCCATGGTAAACTCCTTTCAACTAAATACCATGTCATTATAGGATGTGATTTTTTCGCGAGAGAAAAAATAGAGACACTAAGAATTCTTAGTGTCTCTATATGGGCTAAATCGATTTACAGTTTCTTAATCCACCACTGGATATGTCCATCATTTTCTGTTTCTTCATGAGGGTTCTCCTTTCAATAGTCTTTAGTCCTTCATTATAAGGTGTTTAAAATTCGCGACGGAAATCTGGAGAAGGAAGACTATAATAATCAATAGCTAAACATGGCTTTCCGTTAGGAGCGACCATGGATTTTATATTAACGTCCAACAGTTTACTAACGCTCCAACCAACAAGATGACCATCCCTTACTTGATTTTCACCAACAGTAAGAAGCCATTCGTTCTTATCGGCATACAAGTCTCCGATAAGAATTTTATTGAAATCGTTTACGGCAGCTCTGATGGTTTCTTGATCGCTCCAAAAATACTGACCTGTCAGACAATCATAGCAAAGTTCCGATCCTGTACTATATGTTGGAATTACGACGTCCGTAGAAGAATCTAGTCGATCTTTAACGATTTCTTCTCGGATCTCCTCGTTCTTATCAGCTCCGAGAATATCGATAACTTTCTGCTCATATGTTTGAAGAGCTTTCTCGGTCATAGAATATGCGCTGCTAAGAGCTGCGGTTCGAAGTGCGCTTACTCGATTTGATCCAATAAAACATACAATCGTGAAGGCGCCCATTATAGCCGCCGGAATATAGCATTTCCACGTTGCCTTTACGACATCGCTTGCTCCCAAATATTCAAGTTTATGGCTGATAACAGGTTCTTCCTCCATGTTATACATCTCGTCATGATCACATCGTGCCTTATCCAAATATGCATTGTCAATAAGGTCGAGCGCTTTCGGAGTTGCTCGTACTGCAAATATGACAGTCGATCCGATTCCGATAATTCCGAGTCCTGTTAGAATTGCTGGAGAATGTTTCTCCACGCCACTCTTAATAACATTCAAGTTCACCATACCGTTCTCCTTTCAAGAGAAAAACAAAGAGGCCAAGTTTTTCTTGACCTCTGTTTGACCGGTTTAACAATTTGGATTGTCTTCGTATCCGTTATCCTTCATACATTGAGTGTATCCTTCTCTCCAAATAATGTAGTATTCCTTCTTTCTTTTCTCATTGATCTTATTATCAATGTACCAAAAAGCAAGAATTGCTACAAAAAATTCAAAGATTGCGAATCCCCAAAAATATTGATCAGACATAATAGACTCCTTTCATCGTCCAGTCTATTATAGCATGTTCTATTTTCGCGAACTCGATTGGAATCTTCTGCGTTTTACATCCTGCAAATATAATTCATAGTAACGTAAACTCGCTTCTTTTGAAGTTCTTCCGGATTCTAGATTATGTATTGTCTGTCTTGTAACACCCATATCGTTAGCACAAACCATTGGGCTTAACCCAAGACTAAGTCTCATTTTTCTCAGATTTCTTGGATTCATCATTATGTCCAAATTCTGTATAAAAACTTGGTTTGCGGCTATTTTCCATTACCGAAATATTGAGGCATTCGTGGCATGGAGATTCATACTCTTTTAAATCTCTATGCTTGCACTTAGGACAATATTCGTCGAATTCTACTATATGTATCATGAATTACTCCTTAGGAATTTGAATAATAGCCAAATTAGCCACAAACCACCGGTGATAACGGTCATGATAAGATCAAAGCAAAAATGTAGAAATGTGTATCGTTTCATTTGTTTTCCTTCAGAATGTAATATAGACTAAATGCTATTTTTTCTTACATTTGTAAAAACGCCTCACCGTTTAATTTGTTTATATATTCAAGTTTCCCATTAATTGATTCCAGTTTGTTTTGTTCATCTTGAAGTTTCTTAATGATTAAATCGTAATTTATATAAGGTACTTTTAGAAAAACTTCGTCGACTCTGGATTGCATGCTTTCGATTTTTGATTTAATATGATCCAAATCCTCAATATTGTCTTTGATTTCTTCCTTTTCGATCTCATACGCATTCTTGAGAACACGTAAATCACGCATGTCCAAATTAGCCAAAGGCATTACACTATACTTCCTTACATTTGAAATTTTGTTGCATAATAATCTTCGATAGATTTGCATTGGCTTAGAAGTTGATCCATCTTAGAATACCAATGCCTTTTCTCAAGATCTTCTTCTCCGTTCTTATAATGATAGCGGATCTGATACTTCAAAATATTTCCTTGACAGAAATATCGAGCGCCCTCGATACCTAGAGATTCCACGATAACATCGAATGATTCGAATCCGCCAGTCATCATATAATGCTTTGGATGTTTTACGGCATCATCGCAGTTGATCATAGCTCCTTTTGTAACTTTTTCCGTAACATCTTCGTTAGAACTATAATATTGATTATCCATCTTACTTTCCCAATAATTATACGCTTATGGCCATTCGAATAAGCGATTCCATGCTTAGATCTTTGAAATCTTTCAAACCATCTGGATCCTTGAAATCGACATATCGCTCGTGAGTAGAGAACCGGATATTGCAATCCTTGCACAGCCGCCTACGATATAACCCCGGATAGTCCTTATCGTTGCGGGTATCAAGTACCTTTAAATTCTTGGATCCGCAGTTCGGGCAAATAAGCATTAAATATCTCCTTCAACCCTGTTTCTTGACTTTTCGGAATCAAAGCCATTAGGATATCGTTTGTAAAGTTTCTCGATATTCATTTCCATAATTTGTTCCATAGGATATCTGATGCATTCAGCAGCGAGAGCGATGTACCAAAGCACGTCGCCTAGTTCCTTTGCTAGATGGTTCCTGTCGAGAGAATGTCCTTGAAAAATATGCTTTTTAATGAGATCTGAAACCTCTCCACCTTCTCCGGCAATACCAAGAGCGGCGTTAACAAGTGGCTCCATGGTAGAATAGTCCATACCTGATGCTGTGCGCATTGCTTCTTTTTGATACTCGTTAGGTGTCATGTTATGCTTCTTTCTGGTTGTCATTGTTAAGCCACTTAATAAATGAATTACAACAATCTGGACAAAGGTCGTAAATTCTAATTGAATAGAAATCGTTAGTAAGATCACGATTAATTAGTTTAAGTGCGTTAAATTCTCCTTTATTTGTTCTACTTATATTAGGATTATAAAAATTCCCGCATCGATCACATTTACGCGCTAGAGCCATTTTAGTTCTCCTTATTTAGAACATCGTCCAGTGCTGTTTTTACTTTAATGTAGCAATCATGACAAAAGTCATAATCGATCATCGAAGTCCCTCTCCAAATGCTTATAGGATAGTTTTTCTTATGCGAAAATATAGTGGTTCGATCTTCATCATAAAGTTCTTTTCCGCATCCGTCACAGAAATAATGTGATTCATATTCATGCATTGCATTACCCCCTTTATTCATACCATTTCTCGGTATTCATGAAAATATCCACACCTTCGCCGTATCCTAACTCTCGAAGTACTTCGCACATTAATTCGTCCATAAAGATATGGATGCCTTTCAAGCCAAGACGTTTTTGATGACTTTCAACTAGATTATTCATACGTTTTTTAAACTCTTCTGGAGACATAGCAAAATCCATCGGAGTGGGCTCGGGTACTTCCATAAAACGATCATCATTTAGCTCATCAAAATTGATTGCGTGCTTGATATCAGTCGTATGAGTACAATGAGAGACCCTTTTGTTGCATCTTTTGCATGCTTCTCCATCGCATAAATATGCTACATCCATTGTACTTACTCCTTTCACTTGTGACTTTATCTACTCTACCACCTCGTACGTTTTCTCAAAGATATCAGGTTTGCAAGGGTAGATTTCGCCTTCAACGCCCTTGATGATATAGTCTCCGGCTTTTGCTACCATCACTCCCTCAAGCGTTTTTATCTCGCACCAAGCCGGACCGCAAGACCACTTTCCAAAATCGTGAGTGATAATGTCGTTCCGAGTTACAGCATCCCAAAACCAATCTTCGCCAATCAAACCGCGTTCATCAAGCTGGAATGCTTCAATAACAACTGGCTTTTTCACGTACTTCATTATTTTTTTCTCCTTCAATTAACTTGAAAGCTCAATCATATAAACATTGCCGATTATTCTTTACCAGTAATCAATCTAGAATATGGAAGCTTTTCGATCCAATAACAGAAATCATGCCACTCATCGAGCTTATGGACCTTACGTGACTTATAAATATTTGAAAGAACCTCGTAGTTTAGCATTACCGTACGCTTCTGATTATAAGAGCTAGGAAGAAGCTGAATCATCTTATACCAATAACGTTTATCCTTCGTACTCAAATATAGCTCGCGGCATTCATTAAGCATCCCGATTGTGTAGATTAGGATCTGTGTGTCATCGAGATATACAGGGTTATCCTCTGTTTCTACCAATTGTGTAATCGGACGATTGCTGTCAACGTCTTCCCAAATATATTCGCGACTAAAGTCATCGATACTGAATCTCTTCGCATGGATCTTATGCATCGTGCTGCAAGAGTTTGCGACCGTGCCGACCTTATAGGTATCGAATTCTTTCCACCAATATAGCGGAGCGATAATATCGCACGACACCAGAATCATGCGCATATATTTGCGATGATCTGTTCCAGCGTTGCGAAGACGTGTCATAAGGTCGTAATCGTTTGCTCCGACAAAGGGCTTAACGTATGTGTCTTCATCTTCGAGATATTCTGGACCAAAGTAGGAGTCACTTTTATCCCAAGAATTCATCGGATTACGCATGCCTCTGATGGCAGCTTCCCATCCATATGTTTCCGTGTTAGAGATTTGAATCATTGCGATTCTCCTTTACAAATCTTTTATACGCTTTAGAACACGTGGGGCATAGGTCTTCTTTACCGGTTATGGTCCAGTCTCGAGGAGCACTTTTCCAACGGTCATTCATAGAGAAATGTTCCTCTTCAACTGCTACCGCGCCACAATGGTCACAAATATAAACCCGCTTACGTTTAATCATTATTCTCTCCTTTTGTAAAAAGGTGATGAAAAATATGCGGATTAGCGTTTCCTCTTTTTTGATTGGCCAGTGATCTTTCGAATTCGTTTAACGCTTTCACCAGAGATAGCAGCGATATAAGGATCGGTATATCCAGCGGCTTTCATATTGATTATCCATTTTTTAAACTCTTCGCTATCATGATTTGACGGATGGATCGTAAGCCCGTTCATTACCGATTCGTCCATGCTTAACTCCTTTCAATGACGCATGTCAAATTAAATTACCCTTTTGATACCTTTAGGCATTACTACTCTCCTTTAACATGAGAAAGAACGAACCCGTTTTCATAACAGACAAGAGAAATCTCCTTAGACAATTCTGGTATAAAAAATCGCCATTGATTCGGCGAAGGACTTCTATACCATTCGACCGTATCTTTATAGTCAGAATAATGTTGATCGAAGTATTGTTTTAATCGTTTTTCGTAAAAAGTCATTTCAAAAACCTTTCATTTTTATGATTCTGTAACATAACGTTTAGAGGGACCCCCAAAGCATTAAACAAAGGGCAAAGGAGTATTGTTTGTTCGTTGAAAGGAGAAAAATAATACTTTACGAACCCCTTTAAACGTTATGCTAAAACATATGGTTGAGAGCCCGGGACTCGAACCCGGATTAAGCGATTATAAGTCGCCCGTTCTGACCTTTAAACTAGCCCTCAATTGGTACCGCCAGAGGGATTCGAACCCTCACGTCTTTCAACGTTCGTATTCCAATTCCAACATGGCGGCAAGAATATAGCCTCAAATCATGCAACTCGAGGCTATACTGTTTAATAATCTATCTGCGCTTGAGAATCTCCAGGAACATCCACCTCAATAAGTCCGCGAACTCGAGTCCAACTAGACATCTTTGTCACTACCATAATTCTCTTTATATTCATCAATGACGGTCTGTAGCTTAATGATATCTTGTTTAATCGTATCGATTCGTCGTTCAATATCATCAAGAATATCATTTTTAGATTTGATTTTCTTAGTTTCCGGATCATCGAACGATAGCATCATTGAACTCGAGACTATGTTTTTTACGAATTTACACCTATCGTCTAAAAATGGAATACCATTGCTCTCTAGAGTGATCCAAGTGGTGCGCCCGTTCCGGTCTATGTCTACAACTTTACCAGATAGTCCGTAATTTCTAGATTTTTTATTTGAGAAATATAGAACGTCACCGATCTTGATCCTATTTGCTTCTTCTTTTCGCATTGTTCTCCAACTCCAATCATTTAAACAACGCGCACCTTACGAAATTAATTATCCTTTGCGCTTCTAAAGAAAAAAAAGAGAAGAGCCTATATTTCTATAAACTCTTATCAATGACAAAACTAAAGATTGTTAAGTTCATTCCTTAATTCTTTGACACGAGATTGTGCTCCATTCTTATCGTTTTTGAATCGTTTAATTTGAGTGTTGAATAGATCAGAATCCAAAATCTCAGAACAACTATCCTCGAAGTTTTCGATTCGATCCTCAAGTTCATATTTAAGATTGTCGTAATAATCGATAAGAACAAGAATCTCGTTTCGTGTAAGTTCCATCATGACTCCTTTCAAAGTCTTTATATGTCATTATATCATATGATTTTTTCGCGATATATAATCACCGCCATCGACGTGTTCTAATAATTTCGTCTATCAAGCACCATATGATAACGATGGAAATAGATAGAAGTAATATGAACAAACCAATTTTACAAAGACTATTGCTAAATTGGACAAAATCAGACATAATATACTTCCAATTAGTTTCTTATAAATATCGGATTTATCGATCGTCCTTCTTCTCCGGCGATAAAATATGATCGTCTAACATATCCGCCATTGTCGAAACGGTTTCCAGACGAAATAAGTTGTTCCGTTAATCTGGTTTTAACATCACAGCAATCAGCGAAAGAACTACTATAATATACTAGCTTTTCTTCGTTTGTGTCGTGATCGCACAAATATACACGATACATAGGAACCTCTTTAATATAACGCGTCAATGCTATAACGTCTATAGTCCATCACTGGTATCGGGTCCGGAGTAATTGCCTCGTTCGCCGTTGACCATATAACTCTGGCTGTTCCTTCGTCATAATTAACCGATTCTACCTCAAACATTCGACCTTTGAATCGCCCTCGATTAACCGCTACCAAGTCACCAGGTTGCAATTCGCAGAAGGTGTAATAATCCATTATGTATCATCCTTAGTGTTGGTCGTCGTTTTCTTCCAACAGCTTCTTTAATTCTGCAACGGTCCCATCTCCGCAACACCTAAATTGCTTAATCTCTTCAGGGGTCGATATGTTTAGTTCTTCCAAAAGTTGTTGAATAGTAAGATTGTCGTACTCTCGTTTAACGCTATTATACAGTTTGTCATTCTCTTTGGCTCGCTCTCTGCTGCTTGCTGATTTGTAGACATGCTCTAGGTCTTTTTTATTCCAAAAAGCTACTAACAAATATCGATACAACCTTGACCGAACTTTTATTTTTGTACCTTTCAAGTCTTTCATTAACATAGTGATACTCCTTTCAAGAGAATAAAAAATAGGCAGAGTAAAACTCATACCTATTTTTGATGACTACAAACTCTCAAGTAGATCGTTTATTTCAGACACTATTTTTTCAAGTTTCTCAATTCTCTTTTGTATCTCACGTAAACGTTTGATTTTCTCTAAAGTTTGTTGACTTATAGGCTCTCTAAGCACTTTATATTTTTTGCGGTTATTAATAAATTCCGATATCGAATCTTCATCTATACGAAAACCTTCTTTCTTATAATGCGGCTTGATAGCATTTAAGTCTCCTTTTCGAATCCACCTTCTTACGGTTTCCGGATTAACATTAAGCATTGACGCTACTTGACAAACAGTATAATACATAACCACTCCTTTATATAGGCTTAACTTTCATTATAGAGGATGCTTTTCTCTCGGTCTAACCTCTGAAAATATCAATGAAATCTTACCATTTGATATAATCGGCGTCAACCATCTTATTTTCTTTCAACGTCGTTTCGAGATACTCCAATAGGTGAGCGCAGTGTTCTTGATTGCGACAACGAATATATACATCCGGGGGTACAATTTTACCGAAGGGTGACACACACTTATCGGAACCTTTAACTTCTAGAGAACTAAACATGTCGCACTCATGACAACAGTCTAATACGTCAAGCTTAATCATTAAATATCCACCACTTTTCTTAAGCAGTATTACTACACTTGTCCCCTACGTTTAAATTGTTTAATTCTTCCATAGTTATACTCCTTTCAATCGTTTGTAAAAATATTTTACAAAAAAAAGCAAATGGTGAGATAATACTACTTACCAGAGTCTATGACTCAACCATCTGAAAAATATAAGGAGATAATCGTTCGTACGGTTTGACTCTTAATCTTCATCGCGAACTTTACCATCGCAGAGAATGACTCAATTATCTCCTTCTATTATACCGTGTATTTTTTTCGCGAATTAAAAAAAAAGAAAGAGATCCCTGAGTCAAGCCTAGCTAGCTTACGACAGGACTCCCACTACGGAGCTTATCCTAACTGATCTCCTTCTATTATAACGTGTGAAATTTTCGCGAGTGAAAAAAAAGGATATGGCGTATAATTCACGCGGCATATCCTTTTGAGAAGTCGTTCTAATAAATACTAAAAATACTTCAACTAGAATCTAGGAATAAACGTCGGTGCTTTACCAGTCAAAGCTATTTCATCTTCAATCTTCTTAATAGCTACGATGCAAAGTAACGAACCGCCGATCTTGACGAATTCCTTAGCGATACCAGAGAAATCAAAGTCCAGCTTAAACTTCTGGTTACTCTTGATTCTCTCGAGCTTCTCCAAGTTATCCAACATTTTCGTATACTTGTCCGTATCACTATGCTCGTAAGCCATTTCTTCAAGAACTGAATTGATCTCGTCGTCCAACGGATTAGCAAAGAACGTCTTAATACCCTTAATTGCTTCGGTGAAAATATCCATTTTGCATCCTTTCAAGATATGACTCCTCATTATAGCATGTGTTAATTCTGCGTCTTGTTAACGGTAACTACGAACTTATCATTCTTGGCCAACGAGGGGAGATCCTCATGCAGAACGAGCTGATACTTGTCCTCATCATCCTCGTCCTTAGACTCATCGACGGTAAGTTCTCCTTGACCGGAATAATTACTCGAAGAAATATGAAGAATCGTACCGAGGAACGTTACAATAGCGGTAATAATACCAGCCACAACATCAGGATAAGGCAAACCAGGCAACCCGCCTTGAACGAGAACGCCACTAATCGCCAGATACAAAGTAGCAATAGCAGGAAGAACAATAGTAGTAACATACTTAGCAACCTTATAAGTCTTATCATCAAGGACCATAAAAATCTCCTTAAGAAGCTCTAATAGGAAGTTTACTCAGCTCGTTTGCGACTTTAGTGCCGGATCCATTTCCGCCATTTTCCTCATAGGGCTCATAAAGATATGTGAAGAAGTTCTCGTATTCGTCTTTAGTGATATACCCTCGCTCGATATAAGTCATTCCGAGAGTTATAATTCGATCGTGCGCGAGTCCGATTAACAGTTTTCTCTGCGCCTCTCGATTCTGAATAGCAACTTCTTCGCGAGCTTTCTTCTCTTCTTCCCTCTGGTCCATGCGCTTCATGATAACGCCCCAAAAACCAGAGGATGCGACAATAGCGCACGCAATAGTAACAACACACTGAGTCCAGTCCATCCTTGTTGTTACCTCCCTATTAGTTTTAATGTCTGTAAAATATAAACGCCGTAATCGGCCACAAAATTGCATAGCCATTCTTCAGCTTCCACCCAGTACCGCGGATGGACCATCTGATGTAAATCATCAAGCAAATGGAAGCTGAATATTATGCAATGACCGATCTCGTGAATCATTACCTTGGTCAAGAAATCGCCAGAGATCTGATCAGATATATAAATCGTCATAGTCTCTAAATCGGTAACGGCTACCGTAGTTTTACCGGTACGATCCACGAGAATCGGATCATCACAATCGACATAACGGATACGCCAAATATCGTCACCTAATTTGAACGTATCCATGATATAGCTATGCCATCTCGTTGATGAGAGAAGTCAGTTGAGACTTCATCTGTTGACGAAGCGTAGGATCAGCATTGTTCCAGATTTCTCGGATCGATACGATCACTGAATCGATATGCTCGCGAGCCTTACCATCCATGGAACTTTTGTCGTCAGTAGAATGAGTCTCGGTATAGTGCTTTCGGGCATCACGATACTCGTTAAACACTCTACCGTATTTCTCGTCCCAATCGCGATGCGGAACACGAGAATAGTTATCATATTCCTCGTCAAAGTCGATCATAGGAATATAACCGCGACGGTGAGAACGATCATTTTCGCTCATAGCCTTTACTACAGCCTTATAGTATTTAGCTTTGGCGCAATCCTTCTCAGCCTCGTAAATATCCTTGATCATATCTACGACTTCGCCAAGCTCCTTAGCATCTACGCTGTCTACGTCTCCGCTCAGTGCTTCTTTAGCAAGGCATGCAAGTTCGGCCTTCATATCGCAAAGTTTGTTCATGACATCATCCATGCTATTCACCCCTTATGCGATACGATGTACGAATAGCACCGGGTTTGCACTGACGATAACAGGAACCGTTCCGGTATTCGTAACTGTGATACGATCATAATCGCAGCAACAATTAGAAATCGGAATATCGGTAGACACGTTATCCACAGCATTCGCAGCAGCCGGAGTGTAAATCATAGTAGACTCGTTAATAGTCTCGCCACCGATTGCAATACTAAGCTGCACAGGCGTACCAGCTGCTGTGCCAGTTACATTAGCCCCAAAATGGACTTCGTACGTAGCCGGCCTAGCGCAAAGCTTGACGGAACTAGAATTCTTTCGATGACACTCGGCACCGTTCTTACTCTTCAGCAGCACTGTGTCGAAGGTAATGGACTGTCCGACAGCGACTGTCTGATCAGTCGTATTTGATAGCGATATCATAATATACCTCCAAAGGGCGGAGAGGCCCTGTGAAAATATAATCTGACAGAACACCTCCGCAAGTCAGTTAACTACGCCTGGTTGCAATAGCAGCCATAGCCGACAGTTGCGTTAGGATTCGGGACGTTAAATGCCGGAATCGGAGCGGGATGAAGCTGGCTGATCAAATATGCGTTCTGAGCGCACTGAGAAGCTGCCAGATCCTTCTGGCCGAGCTGTCGAGTGAGATCTGCAATCTGAGCATCCTTGTCTTCCATACGCATGGAAATGAGCTCGTCATGCAGCTGACGGTAATTGGCGTTTGCGTTGTCCGTGATGTCACGCGCTGCCGTGGAGACAGCATTAGTGATGGCACAAGTATCAGTAGCCATAGCATACTTAATGTCCGCCTGACCCTGACGATTCTCACAGCAGCAGTTTGCGAGCTGAGAACTCAAACCGTTGATCGCAGTCTGAGTGTTATAGTTGCCCTGCATGGTAGCAGTCTGCTGACCGTTGAATCCCTGAAGCAAAGCAGTATTCATGGCATAGAAACCATCGCAAATGCCGTTGTTGATACCATTGAGCTTGTTCAAGATGCTCTGGGTATCAAAACCGGATTGCAAGTCGGTCGTGGTTGCCGCAGCAGCTCCACGATTACCGCCATAGCCATTACCACCCCATCCGAACAGTGCGAACAGAATGATCAGAACCCACCAACCATTTCCATCGCTCCATCCACCGTTACGGTTACCATCCGTGACAGCAGCGATATCGGACAGGCTCGGTGCACCATTGTTAAACATAATGTTCCTCCTTAGTTTGGACACCGATAAAATATCATAAACTCGGATTCAATCTAAGGCCGCGGTCCCTAAATATCTTCCGAGAATATGCACTGACTCTATGAGTTAGCTTCAGTTTTTCGCATGAGTTCAGATTCGAGATTCAACCGCCAAATAAGTTCCGCTAGATTTTTATTAATGGCGTCTAAGACATAAGAAGACGTCGGTGGATCGAAAGCGATGCGAGTCTTTTGTGATAAATATGTCGCAACGGCTCCTACGTTCTTGAAGTCGCCTATAAAGTCCTCAAATGTTTGCGATGTATCAGATACGACGAAACCTTCTGACGGTCCTATCCCATTTTGAGTAAGATCGAGGATGGATGCATTTAGAAAAACCAGAATGTCCTGATCGAATACGTCATACTCAGCATCGATGCCACAAGTCTTTTTAACCGTGTTCAAGATGCTATTGGTTTTATCAAATGGCATTTTTACCATCCTTTGCTGTTAAATATCAATGAGGAATATTGAAGAAATTAGCTGCTTGTTTAGTTGCTTCCTCCGGAGTAATACCCATAGTGTTACAGAGGTTCCTTGCAATTTCCTCGCCCTTCTTAGAGTCTCCGCTTCTCACGACGTTTAGCATCGCTTGAGCTTGAGGGTTATTGGCGATGTTAGGATTTGATTGGGCCATGTTAAGAATAGCATCAAGCGGACTTAACATTGTCGTTCACCTTCTTTGGAGCGGTGAAAAGATCTTCGATCTGATCGAGACGATCATCCATGTGCGCCATCACCTCATCGAGTGTGATAGTAGGCTTATCTTCCTTAGCGGTTTCAGGCGAATATTCAAGAGTCTGAATCAGACCGTTAGGAGTCCACTGCTTCGCGATGATTTTCGAGAAGTCCTGAAGCGGGAACAAAGCGATAGTCCCGTCCATCGGAACATCATTAGGAGTGATTTGAGATTCGTTTTGAACAATCTTTCCGAATATGGTCTGCTTTGAAGGCTGCGCAGAATATGGAAGATTCGCATTCTGCGTGTTCGGAAGCCAAGTCTGTGGAGCAGTTGGTGGCTGTCCGATAGGCATTTGGCCAAGCATAGGGTTGTACATCTGCGACATGAGAAACTCCTTTCATCTATTTCTCATAAATAGCCAAACAGATTAGAGTTTAATTCCTTCAGCCTCAGCACGAAGTTCAAGTCTGCTCATATACTTCTTCATATCAATCAATTGACCATGAAGCAAAGCAACCGGACTAGTCGGAGTAAAATCAAGCTTGTTATCATAGAAATCCTGAAGCATTTTATCAAGTTTTTCAGCTCGAATCTTAACTTGATAATACTCAGCCTTAAAACGATCCTTGTAATCAGAACTGGTCATGAGATCAATAGTATCTTTAAGTTCCATTTTGAATCCTTTAAGACATTTCTCTAATCATAGGCCGTACTTATCCACGGAACAGGCCTTTATCAAGAGCCAAGCCAACACCCCTGGAGGTAGCGTTGCCGTAGATGCCGTCGACATCAAGCTTGATTCCGAGCTTTGCGTTAAGGAAGCGCTGCAACGCCTTGGTTGTGCCCTGACCGAAGTGC